TATTTAATAGCCCGCATTAATAAGACAATCAAATTAGAACAAAAAATAGACTAAAAATGATACTAAAATATTTATTTTTATTAACATTTTTAGTCTATATTTCTTAATCATTTTGAATATCTTTTATTCAATGGCCTGCATTAGTAAGACAGTCAAATAAGAACAAAATATAGATTAAAAATGATGCTAAAATATTTTATTAACACATATGGTCTATATTTCTTGGCAATTTTGAATATCTTTTATCCAATAGTCCGCATTAGTAAGACAGTCAAATTAGAACAAAATATAGACTAAAAATGATGCTAAAATATTTATTTTTTATTAATCATTTTGAATATCTTTTATCCAATGACCCACATTAGTAAGACAATCAAATAAGTACAAAAAATGATGCTAAAATATTTATTTTTTAGTTATTTGAAAATCAAATAAAAACAAAAAAGACTAAAAATAATTTATAAGATTATTCATAATAATATAAATTATTTATTTTTTAGATTTTCGAGCAGATTTTTTTGACTTATTTGAATTTGAATTTACCATTAATTCCGTAAATTCTTCATCACGCATATTGTCCCATTTGTCATAGGAAACAATAAATTCATCTAATTCTTCAAGCCAAAGATCGACATTAGATTTTGATTCTAATATATTAATCTCATCAATCTTCTCAGAATATTCTTTTTCGATTTTATCTATTTCATCTTGAGACAAACAATAAATCGACATATTTGTATAATTATAACTTGGTTCATTACTATTGCTCCCACTAATTAATTTTGGGAAATCAAGTTCTTCTAATCTTGCATGAATCATTGCTTTGGATTGTTTTTCAATGATGATTTTCTTATTAAGAACACATTGAATAAATTTTCTTGTATATTTTAATATTTCTAATTCTTTTTGCCAGAATATTAACAGATATTCTTTCCTTTTTTGATATAAATCAAGTCTTATTTTGCAATAATATTTTAAAATTTCTTCTACAGATGAAAATTTCTTAATCTTACCTTCTTCATTAAACAAATGCATGTTTCCAGTATTAATTATTTTCGATAATTTTAGTTTAGATTCCATTTTTTCACTATTTATCAATTTTTGTAACATACCTGGATTAAAATATAATATGAACTCTGCTTTAACATCGGTCAGAGTCGATTTATAATCTTTCAATATTGGAATGACATTAGTTTTTTCTTCATTTGTTTTTTTAGTTTTCGATATAGTTTTAGTTTTCTTTTTAATAATCGGATTACATAGTTTCATACAATTCTCTTTAAAAGCTTCTGCCCATATTCCAATTGGTAATTCTGTTACATGAATTGTATTTTCATCTATAATTTCATAATTTGCTTTAATTTCAAATTTATTATCACTAATTTGTTCTATTTTTCCTTTGAAATGTCTATACCATGGGATTAATGGTTTCAATTCATTAGAATTTTTAAGAATAAGTTTGATATTTTTAACAATATCTCTTGGATTATATGATTGAATTTCAGTACTAAATCCAGTACCAATACCTTCAGATCCATTTACTAAAATCATTGGTATAATCGGTGCATAAAATTTAGGTTCAATCGGCATATTATCTTCTTCTTGTTTTGTCAAAATATTATCATCATATTTATTAAAAATAATCTTAGATAATGGATTTAATTTAGTTGTTATATATCTTGGAGATGCCGCGGCATTACCACCACCTATAATATTACCGAAATTACCCAATGGTTCTAATAAATTAATATTATTTGATCCAACAAAATTTTGCGCCATGCCAATAATAGTAGAATTTAAACTTTGTTCACCATGATGGTATGCGGTATTCTCACTAATAAAACCACTTAATTGTGCAACTTTAAGTTCTTGTGAATATAGATTCTTTAAAACACAACCATAGAAAATCTTTCTCAACGACGGCTTGAATCCATCCATTATATTCGGAATAGATCTGATTAAATCAGACATCGAGTAATGGATTAGTTCTTGGTTTATAAATTCATCGTAAAAAATCTCTTTCCGATTGTTTTCTAAATATACGTTAGGATCATAATTTAATAACCATTTCTTCCGATCATTTGCCCTTTTCTTTTCAAATGCCAATGTTATCGCATCTTCACAGACATTTTTGTATTTTGGTGTGTATACACTTGTACTACTATCAATGATGCTATCAGTAACACTTTCTCCATTATCACTATCTTCTTCATTGTCATTGTCATTGTCATTGTCATTGTCATTGTCATTGTCATTGTCATTGTCATTGTCATTATCACTTTCATTATCACTGTCTCGTTTAACATTATCTTTTAATTTATTAGATTTATTAGAACCTGAATTTTCATTTTGATTAATATCATATAATTTATTATTCCAAGCAAAAGTTATAATTTTATTTTCGATATTTTGAAAACATTCACGTGCTTCTTGTGCCGAACTAGTACCTAATCCTTTGTAATACTTAATAGTCCATCCTTTAGCATTATTATTGTTTTTTCTCCAATCTAAATATTCAACTTCAGAATAAAAACAAATAATTTCACTATTTTTACCATGAGATTTAATACTTTTGACAATTGGTGTACCTAATGTTGTTATTATAGGAAATTTAACTAATAATCCCGGCCAAAAGTAATGTATAAAATTAATAATCAATCCTTTGATATGCGATCCATCCTTATCTTGATCAGTCAAAATAATAAGTGATCCATATCTTAAACTAGATAAATCATCATATACCTTGTTCTGTTGTAAACCTAATATTCTCATCAAATAATTTACTTCTAAATTCTCTAATAATTGTTTTGGACTTGTTTCTCGAACATTTAACATTTTACCACGTAATGGAAATACTCCATAATAATCCGTTCCAACAATTGCCCTACCAGACATCGCAAAACCTTTTGCTGAATCACCTTCTGTTATAATTAATTTACAATTTAGACTCTCTTTTGTTCCGGCTTTATTGGCATCTTCTAATTTTAAAATATCTCTTAAATTACTATTCTTTTTACCGTCTAATTTCTTCAATCCGGCTTGTTCTTTTAATTTAGCAATTTCAATGATTCTTTCAATCAAACCTGTTTTAATTACTTTTTTGATAAAGATTTCGGGCATTTCATATTTCGATCCAAATCGATCTGTTCTAGTTGTCAATTCTTCTTTAGTCTGTGATGTAAAATCGGGATTAATAATAACACTATCAACAAAAATAATTAAATTTTCTTTAATATGTGACGGTTTTACTTCTAATCCTTTTTGTTTTTTATTAATAGCATTACGTATAGCATTCATTAATTTATCTGTAACGTGTTCAACGTGAGTACCGCCTTTATAAGTACAAATGCCATTAACGAAACTAATTCTCATGTCACCAATTTTTTCATCTGGATCATAAACAACTCCTATTTTCCATCTTTCTTGACTAGAATCAAGTGCTTTACAAAATGAACCATTCGTTTCGAAATAAGAATCAATATATTTTTGAAAATTATTCTCTTCAATAAGTTCATCATTAAAATATACTTTTGTTCCTGTATTCATCGCAATATCTTGTACACGTTTTCTCATTAAAGAATATATATCATCTGTAATACCTTCTAATTCGAACTTTGGAAAATCTGGTTTGAATGTGATTTTTGTATAAGGTTTTTCTGAACATTTTACAATAGTTGGTTCTTCTGGTTTAAACATATTATCTCTAAATACTTGTGTAAATTTTAATTTACGTGTAGCATCTATTGTTTCTACAATAAATTCTGTCGAATATATATTAGCCAATTTTGCCCCAAAACCATTTTTACCACCAGTTGTTTTTTCTTCTTGTTTATCGTAATTAGTTGATGTCAATAATAAACCGAAAATCATACTTGGTACCATTATTTTAGTTTCTTTATGCATAACGACATCGATACCATCTCCATCATTATAAACACTAATTTTACCTTTGGTCTGATCGATGTCAACTTTGATTGTTTTACATGATTTACATTTAACGGAATGATCGCGTGCATTAACTAAAATTTCATCGAAAATTTTATACAGTCCCGGTGAGAATGTAATTCTTTTTCTAATTATTTTAGCTTGATTATTATCTATTGTATAATTTGAATTGTATATCCACATATCATCTTCCACAATTCCTGCAGTTCCTATATAACTATTAGGCGCATGTAAGATATGTTCATGTTGACTCATATGTTGATACTTTTCTTCAATTGTCTTGTTTTTGGTTTTAATGTTAATATTAGACATTCTTTATCTATTCAATAATATTAGTCTAATCTCACAATGACAAAGCAAATTTTATATAACTTTATAATTTAATTTCAATTTTATTTTTAATTTTATTTTTAATTTTATTATCATAATAAAATTAAGAATTAAAAATTAAAATCTAAAAATCATTAAAATTATTGCAACAATTATTGCATGATTTTTTATTATTAAATCCGGTTAAACCACTAGGAATACCATTAGTGCCCAAGGTAATAGAATTTGTAGCAACATCCATACATTGAATATTATAAGTAGCAGTATATGTAATAGTGTCTACAATTGATGTTGCAACATATGATCCACATGGTAAAACGGCATTGTCTGTATAACTTATAGTTGATGAATATACACTTGATGTTGGTTGTGTTACAATATAATTATTTGATAGAGGAGAACCATTGAAGGACCATGTAACACTAAATGATAATCTAAAACCAAATGATGCAGTTAAAACTGTTGGTGGAGTTTGATCTGCAGTGATACTTAATGACATTATTAATTGTTATATTTAATTGAATATAATTTTTTTATCAATAAGTATGAATTATCAGTTAAATTTACTTATAATTATATCGGTAATTGTTATTATAAGTTAATGAGTACTTGGCAAAATAATCCATATTTAGGTTTAAATACCAATTTAGTTGTCAAACCATATCTAAACAATAAAGTTAATCCCGAATCATTTCGTGATAGTATTCGTCTTTATAAAAATTCATTTATTGAAACTAAACAACCGACTTTAATATCAGACATAATTAATGATAATATATCCAATGATCCTAATGCTAATGATTATTATGAGGCGGGTATTAATAACATTCTACCCGGTGTTCGTAAATCTTATGTTAGAGTTGATTCTAGACAAAGATCTCTATATCCCGAAAATATATATGGTGATGATATATATTATTTAGATCCTTATCCGTTAGTCTTTGAAAATGGATCTTCTAAAGTTACTATTATGATTAATAACAATTCTTTTGATTTTAAACAAAATGAACGAATAACTTTAAAAAATGTCGTGTCAAAAAGTGTTATTTTACGTAATCCGCTTAGTGTTAAAAAAAATAGTTTTTACATTCAAATCTTTCAACGTAATCATGGATTATCATTATTTGGATTATATGATCCGTTAAATAGTGATGACTTTTTGCCAGTTAATGAGGTTGCCCCTTTGCCAACAACTTATAAACCAGATCAAATTATTCCAGACGGTCTTATACAATATTATATTTTAAAAATTAATTTAACATTAGATTTTTTCATACAATTAGCTAATGTCAGTTCTAATAACAATAATGGTTTTATTGGTAACATACCAATAAACTTCTTAAATAAACGACATCGAGTATTTTTGTTATTTGTTAAACAAGGAATAACTTTTGTTCAAGATCCAAATGTTTATTTGATACATTTAGAGAAAAAATCTAGTATAAATTATTCTCAATCTCAATCTCAATCTCAATTTCAATTAAATGATAATAATTTTGTTAGTATTACTTTTTTAATGTTATATGGTATACCAATTAATTATCTTAATGCAGACTTACCAATCACAGAAATTAATAAATATCCATATTTTACCATAGAATCTGCCACATCATCAAGTATTGTAATCGACGTAGGTTATAATGCTATAGTTGATCCAATAACTAGTTTTTATTCATTAGAAGATAATTCAAATAATATATCAGATTTAATTGGTACATCTAGAGGTGGTGGGCAACAATGTTTCATACAACATATTATACGGATTTTAAATGGTTATCCAAATCCAAATACTTATAATTTTGTATTGGATCGTACATATCGCGCAGTCACACAAGTTAATTTAATTTCAAGTGAATTTCCTAATTCACAAGTTATTATTACAAATTATCCCGAAGATCAAGCAAATAATCGTTTATATTGGCAAAATTTAGATGATGGTGATCATATTTATTTTATTGAAACTACGCCCGGAAATTATTCCACACACAATCTAATAAAAGAACTTGAATATCAATTCGGAAAAACTATACGATATCCGTATATAAATTCAGTGGAAGATAATAGTTTATATGATTGCAATGGAAATTATAAATACAACATTATTAAAGTCAATATAGATGAATCAACTAGTATTGTTTCTTTCGAATCTTTTGGTAAAGTATTATTACAAGATACCCTATGTTGCAAAATCATATATATCCCAGATAACATTATGGTTTTGACTCAACATGAAAATTTAACAATCGCAAATGTTTCTAGAGAATTTTATTCACCATTAGTATTATCTAGTGAAACATTATTTGTATATTTTACTCCATGTACTGTAAAAACAAAATATCAATATCCATATGCAAATTATAATCTATACCAATTGACACAGATTATTTATTCAAACAGAAAAACTCGTACAGATGATTATCGTGTAATATTAGAAAATAATATTAGTATTTTAGTTAATTTCTATAAAACGACACCTACGCCACATCAAGAAATAAATTCAATTAATACGAAAACTCTACTTGAAAATTTTAATTACAATTATGTGGAAAATCAAGTCATATTACCAGATCATAATTTAAAAATTGGTGATATTATTTTATCAGATCAATTAAATGATTTGATAAGTCCTAATATATTATATGTGTATGAAATTATAGAAATTGTTAATGATAATATTTTTAATGTTAAACGATATGATATTGGTAAAAAGTATAAATTTGTTTATGACGATTTATTAATTAATTTTAAAAATATATTAAATGCATCACCCAATTATGTTTTAATGGAAACATATAATCAGACAATTAATCATGTGATAATATCTTCAGAAAAGAAGAATATAGTTAAAGTTCACCAACCAAATCATTCACTTAATACTGGTGATAAAATTTATATAGAAGATTCATCATCAATAAATCAAGTTCCGGCTAATATAATTAATTCTTGTCATAACATTCATCGTATTATTGATAATGATAATTATGAATTTATTATTGGATCTTATACACCTACTTTACAAACAAATCCATGCGCGCCATTAAACATAGTTACTATAAGATATCCATTATTTTTTAGGATGTATTTCAATTACACAGATACTTTAGGAAATTTGTTATCATTTAATAAAGTAGGACAAGATATTGCCATAACGGCTTTTTTGACAACAATATACAATTATCAACCATATGAAATTGATTATAATTACGACACATTAGGTAATGATTATATACAAAGACTTAAAAAATTATTTATGACTGGAGAAAATTATTTTTACATAGTGTGTCCTAAAATTGGATTTTATAGTAATACTATGCCTGTGGAAAATGTCTATGCCACAATTCGTTGGAGTGAAAATCCCGGCGCAGTGGTATTTGATACATTTGTACCTATTGTTTACACTTATGAAAAACCTATTAGTATTTTAACAGATTTGACATTCAGTTTTAATTTACAAAGTGGATCATTAGTTAATTTTAATGGTTTAGATCATAGTTTCACCCTTGAAATTGTAGAGGTATTTAACATCTCACCAGAAACTAATATTGATGCAAGATTGGATGCTCAAGTTATACAAACAGTTAATTAATTAATAATTTTTATTAATTAATTAATTATGTTATGCAAGTAATTGCCACACACGAATAAACTGATATCCGTTCAATAAATATCTATCATATGCTTTCAATGTAGAAACAAATTCACTGATAACAACATTATAAACTTTTGAAATATATGGTTCTATGCTTGATTTTAAATTTACCATTATTGGACTAGAATCAGTAATTTTGATTGTAGGATTTGATTTAATTGCATTTTCTATTGGTATGAAAACATCATTAAACATTGTAGATGAATCTGGATCATCAATATCATTATATATTTTTAGAATTTGTTTAATCATTCGCATAGGTAATCGATTAATAACATATTCTTCTAAAGTTATTGATTCTTCATATAAAATATTTGATGAATTTTGTTTAGAATAGTTAAATTTATTAGTTTGAATACTTTCTATTGCGAGATTAAAATCTGGTAAATTCATGTCATACACACTTTGAGTCAAATATTTAATTATAATTGCATATGTTGCTGGCGAAATGTAAACCTTTAAAACATATTCTAAGATCGAAACGTATGATTTTAAAGCATAATTAACATTTAATTCTTGATCCATTAAATCTCTATCTTCGATATATTTTTTGATCAGTTTGTCATATAAATTAATCAAAACTCCTAATTCTTGTTTATCACTAATAACTTGTTTCAATACTCGTATAACTTGTATCGGTATTAAATTAATAGAATCGATTTTATCGTATTGAGACCATATATATTCTATGATATATGGATCTTTAATTCCTACTTGATCAAAAATAAAATTATAAGATTCAATTAAATTTAAATTACGTGGTATGAGTATCGTACCATTGACAATCTTTTTTGCTATGTTTTCTTGAGATTCTCTTGGTCCTATTGATGTTGATGTTGATCCTGAGGGTATGATTAATTTACTAGAATTTATTTTTGACGAATCTAATTTATTTTCTAAATTTATTTTTCTTGCTTGAAGATCACGAATGAATGTTTGTGTATTTGGATCTAATGCTAAATTTTGTATTTGATTATTAATTGAATTAATTTCGTTTATGATAGTTTGATATTCTTTCGAATTTAAAATCATATCATTGTATTGATTTACACTATAATCAATATTACTCATTGTATTTATTTGATCCCAGACATTTGATGGTAAATCGACTAAATCTACTGGTCCGAATATATTTGAATTGGAATTGGAATTGGAATTGGAATTAGAATTTGAATTAATAATATGATATTTAACCAAAATTGCAATTAATTTTTGTTCATCTGTATGATTCCACATATATTGATAATCAGTTGTCATTTTTGAAAATAATTGATTATAGATGATCAAACTAGTATTCAGTAATTGTGTCATATTGCGTATAATATTGTTTTTACCAATAGCGTCGGCGAATGATTTAATCATATTATCATTAAATGGTCTTGTAAAATTAGTTAACGTATTTTGTAAACCATTGAATGGCATGTATGATAGATATTGAGTAAGCATTTGTAACTCTAATTCATAAGGTGACATACCTAATTTATTCCTATAAGATTTTACATTAGCGCCGTGGCTTATTAATAAATATATTAATTCTGGATATTGTATTTCTAGTGCATAATGCAATGGTGTATTACCACTTGCATCACGATCATTAATATTATGCGCAGTTAAGACACTACGTACAATATCTAAATTGATTTCGTAACATTTTCTCAAATAAGTACTAGCAGATCCGTAATAATCTAAATTATAAACTTGAATAATATTTTGTCTATGCATTCTAATATTACTGATTAATTCAGATGGATTAGTTGTTTCAATTGGATTTAATTGATATTTTAACAAATTCGGATTAATACTAGCCATAGATGCTAGCATGATCGCTACATCTGTATTGACATCTTGTAAATTAAATGATCTAGTTTGATTTATAATAGGTCTGATAATGTTTTCACTTGAAATTGTATTAACAGTTTTTGTTATGAAATTATCTGTTACAATTTGTATAACATAAGTGAAAAATCTTACTAAAATAGAATCAGTTACACGGGCTATTGTTGCATCAGTTGATATCAATTTTATACTTTGATCAATATTGATTAAATTAGATTGTAAAGATTCATATATATCTTTTGTAGTTGTAGCAGAATTATCAACATAATATTGTACAACTGTCTGAACTAATGTTTGTTTTAAAATAGTTAAATAGTCATCGACATACTCACGGACAGATAATATGTTACTTAATCTATCTGTTGCATTGATATCATCTACTGGATAATAATTCATTTTGATTTGATTAAATTCTATCAATATTGTTGGGTCATCATTTAATTTTAAAATAGGACCATTCTCGTTCGCAGTGAAAATATTTAAGACCCATGGATTTTGTAATACTGATCCTATAATATGTTGAATAGCCGGATTAGTTCTAGATAATTGAGGATATGTTAGAGGATATATTAAATATTTATCAAAGTCAATAAATGGATTTGTTTGTATGAAATCATTTTTAGATTTTGTGATAATGTAAGTATTATTAAGTTTATAATTGGATATGATCTCATTAAATTGACCGAAATCAATTCGACCATTTGTTAAATTTGAATTAAAATTATTAATTTGAACAAGTGGTATTGTAAACATATCCTTGCCATTTCGTGATATATAATTGAAAGAACTTGTTTTATTAATAAATTCAATAATACTGTTATGAAATTTGATCAAATCACCCATTTGATTCATAATTTGTTTTGGAATATTATTATAAAATTTATCAAATAAATTTTGTAAGGCTTTAATAGTATTTTGTGTTGGAATATCATTTGAATTAGATGATATTATTTGTGATATTTTAATATTGTAATCATTAAGACTATTTATTATTTGATCATTCATTTTAACCATGATTAAATAAATTATGATAACAATCAATGGTAAAAAGAATTGACCAATATAGTAGTAATATTCATTATTAATACATGTAATTATATCATTAACTGCACCCAATATCATTGAATAAAAAATCCCATTGATATAAATAATAGCAGTTTGCATAAATAAAACAATTCCATAATAATAACGATAAATGACATCATCATAATCTTCTTCATCTGATATTGGTATGATTTCATTATTGAAATCGTATCCTGTATGATACTCTTCATTAAAATAATTTAATTCATTAAATAAAAATGATTTAATTGGATTAAAAACAATAGGTGTGTTTATAACCGCATCTAAATTGTCTTTGATTAAAGGATTTAAATAAAAACGATTAATCATATGTGATAATTTATTGTAATCAATAATATTAGCCACAAAATTAGGTTCTGAACGAATTAAATCACCCAAATTAAAAATAAATCGTCCATTTTCATTTAATTCATTTGTCTGATCAAAAGTTTGAACTAAATCTAAGAATTGATCTGGAATTACATCATCTAATTTTGTTATAATATCAATTGAATTAGTGTTAATAATATCATGTGGAATTACAATGTAAAGTAATGATTTTAATTTAATTTCATTTATTCCATTGTAAAAATCATAAAATTGTCTTTCGATAGCATTTGCAGAACCATCATTAATTCGTTCTTCATTCAATGTAATAAAAGTAGGTACAATATTATTGTACGCAGATAATATTTTTATTTGCATGATTCTAAATATAATTTCTAAACAAACATGGTCTTGATCATTCGGAATGTCCGGAATTGAATAAGATCTAATACTTTTTACTTCATCAAAAGGTACTTGTGTTAAATCTATTTGTTCACCTGCATCATTGTTAATATCTTTAATTGCATCAAATAGATTTTCAAATGATGTTTGATCATAATCAAGAGTACCGTCGGCTAATACTGGTGAATGATTAAGTAAATTAAGATATATTTGATTGTTAGTATAAAATATTAAATTAAAAAAATTAATCTCTTTTGAAATTCTTTGAATGCGGGGAGTAGAATTATGTCTACGAATTAAATTATCCAAATTACGTTCTAATTCGTCAAATTCCTTATTTATTTCTTTAATTATTTTAGGTCGTAAATTAATAGTTTGTTGTCTTAGAGATCTGATTAAGAGATTCGTCGGAGCTTGGAGATATTCTATAATTTTCTCATTATTAAATTCATTTATGTTATTAATCAAAATATTATTAACGTCATCATATGCTGCATCTGAATTTATAACATTTCGCATAAAATTAAAGAAATAGGCACCAGATTCATCTTTAATAGAATCTAATATTAAACCATCCACTGTATTATTTGATATCTGTAAATTAAAAGAATCTGCAAGATTATTTATAACATAACCCGGAAATCTATTTGCATAAAATTTAATAGAAAACAAAATAAAAAATTTTTTGATTAAATTATTTGTATAAAAATTCTTAATTAAATAATTTAATATTTTGTCAGATTGCGCAGTTATATTAGGTAATAATGTCGTAACAAAATTATTAACATTGGTACTTACACTATTTATAATATTATTATAAAGTCTGCTTTGATCATTAATCAAATTAGTAAATCTATTTTCAATTGTTGGATTTATAATCTTATCTGGTGGAGGAAGAACTGGGTTGTGTGTAGGTCCCCAACCGATATTTTGTGGTTTAATATTCAAAGGAACAATAAATTTAACAATTTTATTACGTATTTCTTCATTCATTTGATTTATTAATTGATTCATTTTTGTTATATCTGTTGCTAAAGCAGTATTATAATTAGTATTAATTTCTGTAAACATTAATGGAATATTTTCGATAACGCCAATAATGTCTTTAATATAATATTGAAATACTGGATTAGTTTGCAATTTATTGATAATGTCATTCATTAAATTATCAATATTGACATTCGTTATGTCACTTTTTCGTGGAATTAATGGAACGATCTTTCTATCTACATCACATTTCGTGTCTAATCCAAGTACTGCATAATGTAAAGGATTTTTCATCGAATAATCTTTTGTATTTAATTTTACCCCTTTTTCTTTCAAAAAATCTACAATCTGTAAATATTGATGTTGAATAGCTATAATAAAAGGTGTTCTATTATTACTATCAAATGTATCTATTGGCGCGCCCAAATTAAATAAATATTTAAGTATATTTAACTTGACATCTTCGTCTGCTACATCATCAGATAAATCTAATACTATATGAACTGCAGTAATATTATTTGTTTTATCTCTAACATTTGGTGTGATTCCATTTTTATTGATAAATTCTCTAATCTGTTCTAAATCACCAGTTCTAACTGTATTGAAAAATTGTTCTGTTAAATTATCAGAAATTGATCTTTCAATATTATATGTAACTACTCTAGGTACAAATCGAGACATTATAAGATGTTACTTATTATTACTAATATATATTTAATTCATATTATATTTAAACATTGATACCTATGATAATTTATAGAGATCAATGTCTAAATATTTGCTACAAAATAACACTGATGATAGAACTTTGCTTTTTCATGAACATTCACATTCACATGAACGTGATAATTATAATAATACTAATATTACAAATTATCTATTGAATGTTAATGAAAATATTAATGATAATATCAATGATAATATCAATAATAAACTAATTGTTACAGAAGATTGTTACGTTAAACATAATTTAATTGTTCATGGTAATTCGAAATTGGGTTCTATATATTATGGTATTCCATTATATTCTTCGGATATTCTAAAATATAAATACTTTATCGTTTGTACTCAATATGATTACAATATAGAATTACCGATTAACGATAAGAGAGTATTAATAAATAAAGAATTTGATTTTGACCAATGCCAATATCAATATGAACCATTAGAATATGAAAACATTGCATGTCCAACAGATCCAGATTATAATCATGATGATCATGATATTCTATTGGATGGATATGATATATTTGTTTATAATAATAGTTCATGTGACATTACAGTTAATAATTGTATAATATGTCCGAATAAATGTGGACATTTTCTTTACGCGGAACAAATCACAAAATGGATTACAATTACATTATAAATTATAATAAATTATAATAATTTTTGTAAATAATTATTATAATTTTTGATTACTGATTAGTGGCATCACAAACGGAATTGATATAATAATATCCTTCACTACAAGCCATTTCCGGTTTGCATGGATATTTATTTTTCCAGAATTGATTTTCATTTGACATTATTTTAGTGGCATTATTTTGTAAGAAAGTTCGAAAGACATTAGAATTTGGAATTCCATTGATTTTTTGAATTTCATAAGTAAGACGATTAGAACCAGTATAGTCAGTCATAAATCTGCTATCGTTCATGATAGGGGGACAGTTTTTATATACGTTATTCATTTAATAATATTATATGAGATATTTTTATTGATTATTTAAAATATATTTAACAAAATCTTGATTTGTCATTTGTTTCAAACTTTTCGGATATTTAATTTTCTTTTGTGATAAAATTACTCTCGCTATCTTTGTCAATTCTTTTCTTGATTGTGTTTGTAAATTTATTTTATTATATTTAGAATCATTTTGATCTGAATCTTGACTATCAAGATTCATTTTATTATCAAGTTCCTTTACTAAATTTTTATCTTCATTTTCATTATCATTATCATTGTCATTATCATTATCATTAGGTAAATTAGAATATGGAATTTGTGATAATTCTTCTGATATACAATTATAATTTTTGTTAGAAGACATTTGAGATAATTCATTAATCATATTTTCATTTAACCCATCTTCAGATTGTATATTTCTTCCAACAAGTTTTTCAAAATCAATCTTGATCATTTCTGATGTTTGATTTGTATCATGTTGTGAATCATTAATATTATGAAATGATTCATTTAAATCATTAATGTCATTAATATCGTTAATATCGTTAATATCATTAATATCAGACATATGATCATTATTTAGATTTTGATTTTCATTAGATAGACTTGATGAATCATTAATCAAAAGTGATTGATATTGTTTAACAATTGATGCTTCACTTTGAATTTGATTATTTAATTGCATTGATGTTTGTGTATGTATTGGTATATTTGTAGTTGGAGCATGTGTATGTGCATGTGTATGTGTCTGAGTGTTTGTTGATATAGGTTTAGGTTCTAATCCCATATTATACAAATCAGTATTTGATAATTCCATATAATGCGTTGATGTTTGATTTGAATTTTTGTTTTTATCAGATTCATATGTAATAGTATAAACATTTGAATCATTTTTATGTTTTCTACGTTCTTTATCCTTTGAACGTTGTTCTTTAGCCAGACGCATAGTAGCTAATTCATCTTCTACAATTCTGATACGGCTTTCATATTGCATTAAACGTTTATTATTTGGACGGAAAGATTTTTTTAAATTATCAATTTCGTCATAAAAATAATAAAACACAAATAGACAAATAATACCAATAATAATAAATATAAAAATGTATTTTGACTCTAACATGAAAATGAGTTATATAACTTATTATACAAAAATTTAAATACTTTTAAACTTTATTCCATATTATTTTGCCTTATCAGACTTTTAATCTTACGACCGGTTTTATAATCATAACCTTGGTTTAATTTATTTTGAACATATTCTAAATCTATACCTTCTGGACCCGTTATATGTGCGGCAGTATCAAATTCCATTAAATAAGGTAAGTATTCATTAGATCCCATGGATGGCGACACTTGACATCTATCATTAGTAATGCAAACTGGTGGTTGTTCGTAGCCCCTGAACCAATTTTCCGGCGGTAAGAATGTATAATCATAAATTTGACTGCCTAAAGGAATTGTATTGAAAGGATTTGTTTTTGTATATTTCATTTCGTATTTATAATTATCTTTGATTCGTTGTTTAGCAAGATTAGCATTTTCGGCTAGTTTAACTATAGTACTCTTATCAGCATTTGTTAAATTTATTAATTCTTCTACGTCGGGATTCCTAAAAGGATTGATTAATTCTGATTGTTGTTCTAAACTTAATCTATTAACGTCAAATTTAGTTTTATTAGTTGGATCATAAATTGATTTGACTATATATGGTCTATCTGGATCGAATGTTTCTTTTTCTTTAGAACAATTCTTATAATTACTGTTGCTATAATCAACACCAATCATGATAATCAAAATTAATACAATTAAAATTGCAATTTGTTTATTATCAATTTGTGTTCCTGCAACTGCTTTAATGAACAAATAAAGCAAAATAATTGCAATAATATATTTGAATATTACCATCGTCACTGACATTGAATTGAACATATTTATATATTCTAAGTAAGAATATTATAAATTTGCGTTTGCAATACAGTCTTTATCATTAGAATTTGAATTGAATAACATTTCGATAAAATAACAAATTGCCACTAAAAATACGATTAGGGAACTGATTGCTAAATAACGTATATGTGGTGATTTTTGATTAATGACCAATGGACTCTGCATTAATAATAAATCATTATAAATACTATAACCAACAATTGCTATCAAACTGACAATCAAACAATTTTTCGTAATAATAGCCAAATCAATTGTACATTTTCTATAAGAACGAATTAATACTACAATAATAAATTCAAACATAAATACACCGAAAAATAAATATAATTTTCTTCCAAGATAATTGTCATATTCGATAGATGGTATATTTAATAACAATAATGCATATATGAATATTAACATTAGAATTAAATGAATAAAAATATTCATATTAGGTTATACAAATCTTATTATATTGAGAGAAAAGAAATATCTATTTTTCTTATCAAAAATGATAATGATCAAATAAGAACATAATGATACCTTATCCTTCAATGGCATCATTGCTATTGAAGGATACCTAAAATATTTATTTTTATTAACATTTTCAATCTATAAGAACAAAATATAGACTAAAAATTATACCTAAAATATTTATTTTTTGTTTGAAGATTAATAGATAAATATACTATTTTCTGATCAAAATAATTAATTGAATTATCAATAAAATAATGATAATCATATACAAACTAGCTAATAGATAAATATACGGCCGAAATTTTGTTAAAGCTATTTCTAATGCCGGTTGATAAATGATTTCAATTAATTTATTTTTGAATTCTTCTGAATTTAATTTTTCCAAACAATTATTTAAAATAGTGTCTGTTATTGGACCTATACCTGTTTCAACCTTTGGCGATACATCTTTCTTTTTAATATTACAAGAATTCATGTGAAAATAGTATTACATATTATTATCACATAAATAATTTCACTATATTTTAATTACTTGATAGCAATATATCACTTGTATTTAAATAATCACCACCTGATTTCGTTTTAGTCTTTTTTGTAGCAGTTTTTGCCGATTTTGATTTAGTAGTAGGTGCAGTTGTAGCTACGATAGGATTAGTAGGAGTTGTATCCATGTCCACATTATCTGCATTTTTACTAGAATTTTTTCGATGTCTATTTTTAGATGTTTTTGGTTTATTGATACGATTCTTTTCTTTTTCTTCTCGAATACGATCAATTTCTGCTTTAACGGCTTGAACATCAACATTAGCCAGAGATTTGATAGTTTGTTTTTCTTTTTCTGGTGTATCAAATAATTCAGACATTTTACGTGATCGTTCAGTGTTACTTGCCGTTGGATTTTCTTGACTGATTTTACGAAATAGTACAGATCGATAAATTTTGGCCGTTTGTTCATCAACATTCATTAATTCTTGAATTCTCTTGACGACATTTTCATGATAAATAGTTCCTTCGTTTTGAATACGTTCATCATATAGCATTTTTTGTAAAGCATTCATTTTTGCAATTCGACTATTATATAATGTTTCAAAACCACCATCATATTCTGTCACATTTTCATTGTCATCATTATCATTATCATTATCATTATCACCATTTTCATCATAATCAACGTCATTATTATTAGTACTGGAAATGCTATCATCAATATCTGCATTTAAAACATCATCACTACTTGTAGATGATTTAGATTTAGCGCCACCAGTTACTGTTTTTGATTTTAAGTAATAAACTAATTTTTGAAGGAAATCAATCTTATCTTCTTCTTCAGATTCATCTTGCATTGCAGATTTAGATTTAGACGATCCAAGTGGATTAGAATTAGAATTATAATTAGAATTAGTATCTGTTTCAGTTTCAATAACAATTTCTCCGGCATTATTTTGAATATTAGGATTGGCCCCGAGTATCAATAGTTTTTTAACGATAGTATAATCATTAGTTTTAGAACCACGCATAACCGCAATATGGGCGGGAGTGTTTCCATCTGCATTTTTTGCATTTAGAGCCCGGATATTAATACCATTTGACTGTAATGCATCTAATGCCTTTGCATTGTTTTCTACTGCAATACGATGAATGATATTATTCTTCTCTGCATCTAAAGGAACCGCCTGCGCCTGAGTGTCAATTGCATCGTAATTACCAGTTTGATATGATCTAAGAATATCATGACCCGACATTTATATATTAACAATAAAGATTTTTTATATTTCGAGATAATTTATCTAAGCTATAAAATATAACATGAGTAATTTTAATGTATCAAATACAACAATTATTGTAATTCTCGTAATTTTAATAATTTTATTCGTGTTCTTTTCGAATAACTGGAGTGAATGGACATCAAATTATAATGAAAATTACGTTGATTTATCAAAATCGAATGGCAATAACAGAAGAATCATGTCACAAGCCCAACAAGTACAGAATCAAGCGAATGGTTTACCATCACAATATCAATTAAAAAGACCAGTTAAAGGAGCTATTTCATTAGATAATACGGTTGAAGATAGTTTAGTCGATGAATTTATTCAACAGTATAGTACACAAGAACCTTCTATACAAAGAGCATCAAGTACATTCACACCATTTGATCCAAATGCAGTTGAAGAAGGACCATTTAATGATTATGTCAAAAAGAGACAATTCAATTTCAAAAAGATGGAACAACCATTTTCACCAGATATTTATAATGATAAAACTTTGAGTTATGATCAATATCGAAATTTTGATCAAGCAGAACCAATTCAAAATCAAAATAAACCAAAACAAAATGACAATTTCTTGTACAAACGTCAAAAATTCACTTTGAAACCTGAACAAAACATTAAAAATGAATTCAATATTGATAATTATTTACCCCAACAAATTGAAAAAGATTGGTTTGATGTTGAACCATTAGAAACAACTAAACAAGTCCGCGGCAATAATCTCATCAATCCCAAAGTGTTCATTGGTGTTAATACAGTAGGCAGTTCTAGACGAAATGCAAGCCATGATTTACGTGGTGATGTACCCGCACCCAAAGTTGTTGTCAGTCCTTGGTTACAATCTACTATCGAACCAGATACTAATCTCGTCGGTATTAGTAATCCCATTTAATTTTTACAATTTAAATTGTTACAATTTAAATAATTTAAGTATAAATTATCTAAATAGTAATTAAGATTCATTTTAACAATGTCAAGAAATAAAAATCAGTCATCTAATACATCTAATAAATCTAATTTAAATGATTCCGGAAATTTAGATTTAGATTCAGAATTAGAAAAAACACATATACACGAAGATGCAGAAGAGGTACATTTAGATGATCAAACAAGATTACAATTACGTAAAGAAATTAATACATGGGTTTTATCTGATGACAAAATACGTATTTTAAATAAAGAAACTAAAAAATTTAAGAATATAAAAAAAGAATCCGAACAACAAGTTATTGAAATTTTAAGTAGAGCTAACAATAATGAAATTAAAACACAATCTGGAGAAATGATTCGTAAAGCAGTATCTCGTACAAAAACACCATTAAAACCAGAAACAATTAAAAAATCATTAATGGAAATTTATCAAGATGAAACAAATGCTAATAATATTTTACAGAAAATTTTGGATAAACGTGGTATTTCGGAAAGAGTTTATTTAAAAAGAACTAAGCCCCGTGAAAAATCTGATAAAAAATAAAAAATTGATTTTTAAATACTATTTTGAATAATCATTCTATCGAACATATAAACTTATAATTATTGATTTATAAATATTGGATATTATTCATAATGGCTTATTTACCACCGAGTCTTAGAAATAAATCTAATGTCAATATTTTTAATGTTATTTCCAATGACATTGACACTAACACTGATCCTATAAAAGAATCTATTAAACCAATTAAAAATAAACTTAAAAAGGCAGAAAAAATTAAACTACAAAATGAAATCAAAAATTCCATTTATAAATCTAGTTCAATTACTGTAATTTCTATAGATGATAATAGTTTAACACCAATATTAAAAACATCTAAATTAACATCAAAATTAACAAAAACAGATTTTCATTTTCCAAATTTAGATGTTTTAAATATTTTGCCAAGACCAGTTGAGAAAAATACAATAAATTACAAAAATATCATTGATAAGTTTAATGATCCGAATGTTATTCAACATACAAATGAAGGGTTGGTTATTCAAGATGATAATTATATTAATATTCCATTTCAAAAAATATATGATATTATACAAGAAAGTACTATTTATCGTGTACAATTAAATTTAAATTATGTTACACAATTGATGTATATAATGAATCATATTGATGTTGATACTGAGACAGTCGAAATGAAAGAATTATATTCAAAAACATTAAATGAAAAGAAATTATCAACAAATATTATTAATGCTTATTTTTTATTACAAGATTTGAAAGAATTAACACAAATGCTATTATCTGGTAAATTTAATGAATCAAATAAATCTAATGAAAATTGTATTGTAATTTTTGATAATATATGGAATAATTCAATGATTTTAGAACAATTTTTTAATAATGAAATTGTAACTTTTCTGACACAAATATTTAATATCATGAACAATGAACATATTAATTTAGACAAAAACATTGTAACAAAATTCGAAGAACAATTAAATTCTATCATTGATGATAAAATAAAATTATCTAACTATTGTATTAATGTACAAATTGGTAAACATGAAATCAGTTTTATTGGTTTAGAAAACAATTTCGAATTTGTATCAGAGATAATATTGGAGAATTTAGACATTTCAAAACTTTGTTATTTTGAAAAGAATTTAGATAGTATCGAGAGTTATGAAGATTTAAATAATTTAATTGAAAACATAAATCTACCAATGAATTTTGATTCTGGTATGTTAAAAATGTCCGTTAATTCTAAAAAATACTTATTTAGATTTATTTTGAATGACGAAATGTTAGATTCATTAAAACATAAAATAAGTGTTAATATTATTGATAAACCCGATAATTGTAAAATTATTAGTAGTCCAATTAATATTGTTAATAATCTTGATATTGTTAATGAAAATTCAATTGAAAATGAATTAAGTTACAAACTAAGTCAAATACATTTGGAACATCAAATTAATGTATGGTTAAGAAAGAATCAATCATTTGTAGATTATATGTTTGAATTATTGTATGAAACAAGTAATTTAATAACTATCGACGATAAAAATTTATTTATTAAATATTGCTATGAAAATTCTATTTAAACAAATATTAATATTAATATTAATAATATTATTAATATTAATATGAGTCCGTTCGATTTCGAGTCATATGAAGATACAGAAGAATATAATGATTCTTCAAATAATGTTATTACTAATAATCCAAATGAAAATTCTAATGACAATCCGAATGATAATCATAATAATTTTCATACACTTATGAATAAAAACGAATTTAATAATAAAGTTCAAAAACTATTTGATGTTATTATAGCATTTAAGAACGCGGAACTAGATATATATGATTATAAATTTTTAGAAAATGCGACTTATGATAATTTTTATAAATTTATTGTCACTGCATTAAAAAATAGAAATAAAATTATAGATTCTGAGGTAAATAATTCTTAATTAATTCTAAATCAATTTCTACATATGGGGCCATGTTAGATATAAAAGAAGGTGTATGAAATGTTTTTAAATCAGAAAGGTTTTGATAATAAATTAAAGGATTATACCAAAAATGACTAATTGGTTTGGATGGATTTTTAACAAAATATAAATAACTATCTGATTCAGTGGTTGAAGATACTGATGTTGTATCATCAACACTAGAACTTGTATTTGAAGATGTAGATGTACTTGAGTTTAAATTCATATAACGAGAATTTAATAATGCGACCTTTTGTAAAAAAGCAGATTTAATTTGCATAGGAATTTGATAATCGGTCAAATATGTAATAGTATAATCAATTCTATTACCTAATTGCTGTGGAGAACGTATTTCATTTACTCTAAAATGACACAAGTCACCAGTATTGACATCACGTAAGGTAAAATAAAATTGTGGAACACTGTTGCTAAAATATGATGATAGATTTTGAAAAGCTAAATATGCGGCATCCAATGGTGACATACCACTATAAACTCGGGTTATTGATCCATTAACATACGGATTCACCAATAAATAATTTCTTTTGGACATTATTATATTATTATAATAATATTAATATAATAATTTTTTGTTATTGTTTAGACAAATGCAAAATATTTAAAATAAAAAATTGAATTTTTTTTTATTTATTGAATAATTAATTGCGGTTAAAATAATTTAACTTAAAGATAAAAACTATTAACTCAGTATTCAATAGAATGGCGCCAAATCAACCATATGATCCATCACTAAATCCAAAACGTATTCTTGAAATAACCACAACTCAAACTGGTGCTATTAAAAATATTTTTGAAAAATTAAGAGAGATCATACCAGAAACTAATATAACTTTTAGATCTGCTACTAATGATGATAATGAAACGGTATCGACATCTGCTACTAATACATCTACGACATCGACTACAAATGTGTATAATAATAAAAAAGATAAAAGTACGAATTCAAATCCTAAAAAATCTAAATCTAAAAAATCGGAAGATTCTGATTCAGAAACTACGGAAACAAGTTCAAAAGATAAGGATAAAGATTCTAAAGAAAAAGAGTCATCTAAAGATCCAAAAGCTAAAAAATTAAGTGGTGCAGGTATTAGAATTTTGACTACAACTAAAGATAGAAATATTTTAGTTAATATGAAATTAGATGCGGAAAACTTTGATGTTTTTTATTGTCGCAGACCAAAATTAACAATAGGAATGGATTTGAATTATTTGCATTCATTTTTAGCATCAATTAGTAATGAAGGAATGATTACGTTTTGTATGGATGAAGATAATATTAATATTCTGAATATTAAAGGAATATCAGATAAAAATAATGAACAAGTAGATTTATATATAAATCTACTGGATATTACAGATGAAAAAGTGAATATTAACAGTATTAAACCAGTAACATTCGATGCAATGGTTAGTATTTCTTCTCAAAAATTTCATAAAATGTGTAAGAATCTTGGTGCTAATTCCACTTATGTAGAAATTAGATCAATTGGTACACAAATATCATTTACGGGTCGTGGTGAATGTGGTAAAATTACAATAAACTTGACTGATACAGATGAAAGTTTAAAGATTAAATCCAATGATGTAACAAATGTTGTACAAGGTGTGTATGAATTGAAAGCCCTTACTTTGTTTACAAAATGCAATACATTATGTCCAAATATTGATATGTTTATGAAAAATAATTTTCCATTAGTATTAAAAATTACAGTTGCGTCATTAGGAAGAGTATTCTTTTTCTGTACTCCGATTAATCAACTTGACAGTTATAAATAATTGCAAATAACATAAATTATTATCTTATGAAATTATAAGATAATAATTATATGGTTGATGATAATAAAAATAGTGCATTAATAATACTTTGGGTATTGATTTATGTGATCGCATGGAAATTATATGAACATTATTATGCATTGACATTAACAAAAACAAATGCTTATAATATTAAATTTTTAGATATACCATATTCAATTAAATGTGCATTCAATGAGAATCAATGTGAAACAGGTGATATAGATACTTGGACTTTAATTCATGCTGCCGGATTTTTTGTTTTAGGTTATTATTTTCCTAATCAATATTTGACTGTTATTATTTTATCAATAATAATTGTTATTATTGAACCTTATTTAGGTTATCATCCAAAATATATTATTGATCCTTTAGTTAATTTAACATTCTATTCATTTGGTTCAATAATTGCGCCTAAAAAGAAATATGATCATACAATTTATGTTGATTCTAATGATTCTAATTTACAAAATGTTAATTATAATTAATATTATTTATAATAGATAAATACAATATAGAACCATATAACCACAACGTAAAATAAATAAACAATAGTTCTTTTAACAGTTGATAATGGATCACAACATGAAAAAATCATTAAAAATACTAATAACAAAGCTACTATAATAACATTAATATTAACATCGATACTTATAGTTTGATTAAATGAAGATGAATTTAGATCATTCAAATAATAATTAATTATTCTTGTTGCCAATGGGTTCTCTATATTAGAATAGTACCATTTATATACATAATTAAATAGAGAATTTAATTGATCATAAATTGGTTCCATTTGTATATGTTTTGTTTTGTATGATAAGTATATGTACATCTATTAATCAATAGATATACACATATATTTAATTTAATCAATTTTTTATTTAATAATATCTTTTTCCACGATAGAACCGATCATCTTCTGTATTTAAATCCGGTTTTGATTTGGTTTTATATAATTTGTTAACAATTTTGTCTTTTCCAAAATCTTTTTTACTACCATTCGCGGCGTACATTACAGAATATTTATTGATTTTGTTTATAATTTCTGACCTAATTGTAGACAAAAATTGTGTTATATCTCTTCCAGGATATCCATCCCATAATTTAATGTATGTGAAATTTTGAGATCCCGGAGTAGATTTAACGTTTTGATAAAAATTATTTCCCATAATAAAAGATACTGAAATTCCATTGATGTAATTCATATCATTTGTTCTGTTTGTTAAACTATTTGCCATTATATTAAACAAAATCTCTGTCCATAAATTATATCCGTCTTCATGATTTAATTTAATAGAAAATGTTCCACCTTTTTCATTTTTAGGATCTTCCCAAATAGGTTCAATACCTTCTCGCATAATAATATAATCATTCTTGTCCAAATTTAACATATCACTCCCGTCTGATTTAGTTCCCATTAATCTAACAATATATATTAGATCGTTGACTGTTTTTAATTTACATACCTCTTTATAAGGCTTAGAATCATTACTGTCTGTATTTGATAACTTTTTAAAAGCAGATTTACTATAAACATACAAAACCCAAGTACAAGTCAGTGGAATTGTTGTCAGATCAATATTATTTTCTGTTGACATTAACTGATAAGGATTAATATATATTAGTCTTTATATGTTTTATTATTTATTGTTTTTTAATCAATTTTTTATTTTTATCGTTAAGATGTTTATCGTTAATTTGTATTTCATAAAAGATAGAGATCAAATTTAATATTTGCATTTCAGTATCAATATTGACTGCGATATAAGTTTCCAATTGACCAAGTTTATCAATAATGTTTATTTTATATAAATCATCTTCATTATTATTCAAAACATTATTTTTAATTTCATTCAAAATATTGTAAATTGATAAATTATTATTATGAATTTTATCACGAACTTGTTCATAAGCTATACTAAATTTGATAGTAGATTTCGAACATTTTAACAATATTGAATAAATAAATATTACATCATCTGGTTTACAATAACCACTACATTCAAAAATCTTATTACTTGTAATTACATCATAGGTTAAATGGGCAGATTGTAATAAATTAATTGCTTTTCTCATATCACCACCAGTTACTTTAATAATAGCATTGATAGCATTTTGATCGAATTTTAATTTTTCAATTAATGCAATTTCATTTAATTTTTTAGCCATATCTGTTGCAATTAATGGAACAAATCTAAATCTTGTACATCTAGATTGTAGCGCCGGTCTTATCTTATTAATATAATTACAAATTAAACAAAATCTTGTTGTATCACTATAATTCTCAATAATTTGTCTCAAAATAGCTTGGGCATCAAATGTTATTCCATCTGTTTCATCTAATATTATCAGTTTATAAACATTATTTTGTAATTCTTTCGGTAAAAAGAACTCATTACGTCCACTCGCAAAACGCTTAATTTTTTGTCTGACCATTTCTATACCACGATTATCAGATGCATTCAATTCCAAAACCATAAAATTAAAATAATCATTGTATAATTCTTTCGCACAAGATATAATAGCAGATGTTTTACCAGTTCCAGATGGACCATAAAATAACATATGTGGCATATTACCAGATTTCATGAAATTTCGTAATGTATTCATTATTTGTGTATGTGAAATAACTTGATCTAGTTTCACTGGTCTATATTTTTCAATCCATGGATATGTCGATTTATCTATTGGATCTTCAAAATTATCTTCATTGTGATCAATATCAAAATCAATATTAAATTCATTATTTAATTCGCTATTTAAATCATCATTCAATTCTATAGAGTCCATTTAATTATCGACTTGATAATTAGAGTTAAATCATTGTTTAAATATTGTTTAATTATCAATTTTTCTTATGGGATTAATAGGATCACATGATAATAATTTATATGGTATAATTTTGAAAACATAACTATAAAAATTATGTATTTTCTTAACAGGTTCTGTAATAGAATGATATTTGACTAAAGAATTGGGCAAATTAAATGGAGTGTTAATAACATTGATTATCTTATAGTCACAATATACACGGGGTGAATTATGATCAATTGATACAATATATAAATTATTGCCAGTAGCACGCAATATTTCATTTATTAATTTTTCGATCATGTCACTGGGTATATATTCAAGTGTTTCTGATATTAATATTACTACAGAATCGTCATTCAATAAACTGACAATCTCATATATATCACCTTTAAAATTAGAATCTTTATTATGATCTACTATAAAACCATCATTCGGATTATTAAAAACAATTAATGGCTTTTTTAATAATTTGGCCTTTTCTAAAGCCATATTATAGATTAATTGTTTTGTCTTGTGACCATTTGTATAACGTAAAATTAATTCTATAAATAAAGGAATAAGTATGATGATCAATATGAACATCAAAATCCAAAAAATATTTATGTCATTCTTTTCATTTGAATAGATCATATTATATATATTCAAATAGGATAAAATATAATTTTTGATTTTAATCATATAATTTATTTTGGATGTTATTAGGATATTATTAGAATGTTATAAAGATAAAACAATTACTGAAAATATATGATAGTAAATTTTGTTTTTTATTTATACAAATTATTTTTGAAATTCACTGAAATTATCGATGATTTTATTGGGCCAAGAATTATTAGCATTTACAAATTAAATGAACGCCAATCATATTTTAGATATTTAAAATTATTGATTCAATATTACTTTTTTCCAATGGATTTGATATTCGATGATATAAACATGCATTGTTGTAAAATCATATACAAAAATCAAGAATATTCATTTATAATAAACGACACTGTTTACAATATTATTTCAAATCAAAATAAATTAATCAATATTATTCATGAATATCATAAGTTAAATTTAAATTATCGATTGAAAAATGTTATTTTTTACAATAAGTACAAAAAAATTGTTGATGTACCATTGTCTGTACTAACATCATTTTATCCCGGTATCAAAATGTCTCAAGAAAAAGATCAACCATCTTTAGGAATGATTTTATCTGTTATGGGAATGTCAGATATAGATTATTGTGAAATTACTAAAATAGATATTCCTAAAATTAATAGATATACATTAAATGTACATGAATGTTATTTTATGGATTTATTTGACTAAATTTATTTGACTAAATTTATTTAAATTATCAATTTTTTATAAAAAGTTGATAATTAAATACTATATATAAAAACAATATAAGGTTAATAATATTTAGTTAACATATTTTTCATGGATAGTCGAAAGATTGGAACACAGAGACCTTTGGATAACATACAAACGATTGAAAGGATAGAATTTTCAGTTTATGGTAATAACGTTGTTTTGAATAATTCAGTAATCAAATCAGATCCGGTTGGAATAAGTATACCAGAAGGTTATAATAATTTTGAACCAGTACATGGTGGTGTTATAGATAAAAGATTAGGTATTACAGATAATTATTTAACATGTGATACATGTGGAGAAGATACAATACGTTGTCCGGGACATTTCGGACATATTAAATTAGTAGAAGCAGTATTCCATTTAGGATATTTGCAAGTAGTCAAAAGTATTTTAAGTTGTGTATGTATTAAATGTTCTAAATTGTTAATTTACAAGAATGAAGAAGAATTGGCTAGATTGGTTAAAACCAAATCGGGTAAAAAACGTTTTAATTTAATTAGAAATGTTTGTAAACACGTAACATATTGTCAAAAAGACAATTTTGGATGCGGCGCGCCAGTTCCGAAGATTTTAGTTAGGAAGAATTATGAAAGCATTTATATGGTTGCACAAACAATACGCAAATTGAATGAACAAGAAGAAGGATTGTTAGAAGGACGTAAAAAGATAGAAAGAATTTTGACACCAGATATGTGTTATGATATATTACGCAATATTAGTGATAAAGATTGTATTGTTATGGGTTTTGATCCAAAAAAATCGCGTCCGGAAGATATGATTATTAAAATATTTCCAGTTCCGCCGGTTCCAATGAGACCGTCGGTAAAATTAGGTTTTTTGGCGTCGGCAACAAAAGATGATCATTTGACATTGAAATTAGCCGATATTGTGAAGACTAATCAAAGATTACGTAAAAATAAAGAAGCGCCGGGAGAAGCGGGTAAAAATGTACAAAACAATGATATTAGTTATTTATTGCAATATCATGTTGCAACTTATTATGACAATCAAACATCTTCATTGCCTAGGGCCGAACAAAGAAATGGCGAACCAGTAAAATCTTTATCAGAACGTTTAAAAGGCAAAGAAGGTCATATCCGTGGTAATATGATGGGAAAACGTGTTGATATGTCGGGCAGAACGGTAATTACATCTGATCCAAATATTAATGTAAATGAAGTTGGAATCCCATTAAAGATCGCTATGAACTTGACCTTTCCAGAGATTGTTATGGAGAATAACATGGATTATCTTACACAATTAGTACGAAATGGATGGAATAAATATCCCGGGGCTAATTTTGTGTCACAGTTAACACGTAATAATAATGGTACTTTAACAAAGACAATAACACATCTAAAATACAACAAATATCCAATTAAACTAAAAATTGGTGATGTAGTTGATAGACATTTAATTAATGGCGATATTGTATTATTCAATCGTCAACCAAGTCTGCATAAGCTAAGTATGATGGGACATATAGTACATGTACTGCCCATTGCATCATTATCTACGTTTAGAATGAACGTTAGCGTTACAACTCCATATAACGCCGATTAACCACCCCAGAATGGTCGGCAACAGGTGACTGCTTGTTAGGTTAATAGTCATACCTAATAAGGAAAACAGTGAAAGACTATTTTTAATATAATCATCTAGTGGTATAAATAAAATACTGCGACATTGTCAAATTGCTGGAACCTCCTAAAGTCTTACATCCCAAGATAATATCCGAAAGGTATTATTGGCGTCGGAGAAAACCCGATGACTTGTTATTTTAAAATAACTAAGGGAAAAACTGTAAGAATGTGTCTAAAAAAGTTGATTTATAAAAGCATTTCAAATAGGATGCTTGTAATACAAAAAAGTTATACCACATAAAACAACAAACCAACCATGCCGAAAGACAAACAAGTTGAACCAAAACTAGTCAAGAAATCATCAAATAATGATGATATTGATTCTGAACAAACAACGCCTAAACAAAAAGTGACCAAGACCAAAGAATTATCAAATGATCTTGAACAAGATCAAGTTGCGCCTAAACGAAAATCGGTTAAGACCAAAGAATTATCAAATGATAATAATGTTCCGGAACAAACGCCTAAACAAAAAGCAACCAAGACCAAAGAATTATCAAATGATGATGCAGATCCTAAAGAAAAAGTGACCAAAGTCAATAAGAAGTTATCAAATGATGATGGATCTAAACCAAAAGCGGATAAAAAATCATCAAATGATAATCCTGATCAAGATAAAGTTGCATCTAAATCAAAAACGGATAAAAAATCATCAAACGATAATCCTGATCAAGATAAAGTTGCATCTAAATCAAAAACGGATAAAAAATCATCAAACGATAATGATCCTGATCTTGATAAACCTATATCTAGAATGAAAGCGTTTAAGGCCAAAAAATTATCAGAAGATCGTGAAGCCAATTTTAATCAAGTCGAACCTAAAAGAAGGCCGATTAAGATCAAAGAATTGTCAGATGATGAACCCGATTTTAATCAAGTTGCGCCTAAAAGAAGGCCGATTAAGATCAAAGAATTGTCAGATGATGAACCTGATTTTATTCCAGTCGAACCTAAAAGGAGACCGATTAAAGAATTGTCAGATGATGAACCAGATTTTATTCCAATCGAACCTAAAAGAAGGCCGATTAAGACCAAAGGATCACCAAATGATGATATTGATTTTGATAAACCGGAACAAAAATATAAGTTTAGCGACGCAGAATTAGCCAAGAAATTCCCCAATGATGAATCTGAACAAACCGAAGAGACCGGTGTCATTTATGCCATTGTTAATAGAAATGATGGCAAAGCCTATATTGGTAGATGTTTTTCACATGAAAAACATGGAAAACATCCAATGACTGTATATGGGGCAAACGGTAGATTCAGAAGACATCTATCAAATGCTTTAGGCGCAGATGTTATCACAAGAACAGAATGTCCGATCTTTTATGAAGAAATACGCAATCATAATGGTGATAAAAACATATGGTATGTCACAACATTAAAAGTTATTTCGAAGAAGCATCTGAAAGAATATGAAACAAAATTTATTAAAAGATACAATACATCAGATCCCAAATTCGGATATAATTATTTTGTTGGTGATAACAAACCAGATGATTCTACCTATTTGTCCCAGTATCAAGAAGCCAAAGCGGCATCTAATGCATCTAGGGTTCAAGATGGTTCATTAAAGAAATTGCCACAAAACATTGGCTTGCCTGCGAACATTCATTATAAAGAAACAATATTTTCCAATGGAATACCATTGATAGGATATTTTGTTCAGATCAAAATTGACGGTAAGATCTATTATAGGGCATTCTTGAGTAAAGATTATTCGCTTGAACAAAAACTCGAAATGGCTAAAGATCAATTGGAAAAATTCAAGAAAAAAGCTCAAGATTTGAGAGATGCCAAAGCAAAAATGCTATTGGAAAAACAAAGAGAATCACCGGCAAACGCTCTACAAATTTAATATGGCTTTAATACGGCTTTAATAAGGCATGGTAAACAATAATTATTTTAATTAGAAAATTATTTTTATTATGAACAATGGTTTTGTAATGTGGTATGGTTTTTTATTATAAAATCAATTTAATCGGACTAAATGGACGATCAGCAACCAAGCTCCTAAAATATAATATCATGGAGAAGGCTCAGAGACTTGACGGCAATGGGTACTTATATACAAGTGCTTAAGGTAAAGTCCAGTCCTTGGTGAAAATCAAGGTTTGTTTAGGTTGTTAAAATCCCCATATTTTTGGCAAGGATTTTATAAAAAACCGAACAGTTGTATGACGGGGATGAAATGAATATACACGTACCACAAACGGTACAAACTCAAGTAGAACTCTATCTAATATGCAATGCGAAAGAAAGAATAATAACGCCAGCAAAGAGTGCGCCAATTATAGGTGCTAAACAAGACACATTGATGGGATCATTCAAATTGACAGATGATGAAACAACTGTCGATTGGAAAGAAGCCATGAATATCTTGATGACGACTAGTGTTGGACTTAATAGCAACATTGATAAAAATCGTCTCTATACTGGAAAATATTTTTACAGTCAGATCATTCCAAAGGGAATAAATATGTTTAACAAAACCGATAAAGGAGATTATTCCATGAGAATTTTAAACGGGATTTTGCTCAATGGCAAAATTGGTAAATCCATGATCGGTACAAGTAAAAACAATTTAATTCACAAAATCTGGAATCAATACGATTCAGATACTACACGTAAATTCATTGATGATATCCAACGAATGGTATTACAATGGTTAATGCGTGGTGGTTTTACAGTATCAATCAGTGATACAATGATACCAATTGATGAAACTAAAAAAATTCTTGATGTGATTGAAACAAAACGTTTAGAAATTAATCATTTAATCACTGAATATGAAAATAATCCGGATGTAATGAGACTTGATGTTTTTGAAGAAAGTTTAAAATCCGATTTATCTGCAGTCAGAGGTACTGTTGAAGGTATCGTTATGGCGGCATTACCAAAGTCCAATGGATTTTATGTTACGATTACATCAGGTTCAAATGGTTCAGAAATGAATGCCGGACAAATTATTGGTGCAGTCGGTCAACAAGAAGTAGAAGGGAAACGTATTCAAAAACGATATAATGAAAGAACATTACCTTTCTTTTTCAAGAATGATGATGGTGCATTTGCGCGTGGTTTTTGTCACAGTTCATTTTTAAAAGGATTAACTTTACCAGAATTCTTTTTCCATGTGATGGCCGGTCGAGAAGGATTGATTTATACTGCTATCAAAACTGCAGATACTGGTTATTTACAAAGAAGATTAATTAAAGCATTAGAAGATATTACTGTCAAATATGACGGAACTGTTCGAAATGCCAACGATCGTATCATTCAAATTGTCTATGGTGACAATGGAATTAATACTGAATGTCAAGTAGATCAAAAATTAGAAATAATTAATTTAAACAATGCTCAATTGATTGAAATTCATTCATATACAAAAGAAGAACTGGAATCTCTTAATACAGAGAAATATTCAGATGATTTGAATAATAAATTTATTGAAAAACTAATTAAAATGAGAGATGATCTCAGAGAAATTCAACGAAAAATCAGTAATAATCCAGTGGTATTGATTGAAACATACACTATGCCAGTTGATTTAAATCAAATTATTATGAACATTGTTAATAGGACAGATAGGACCGATAGTACTGATAATATAATCGATCCATATTACGTATTGAAATCTATTATGTCATTGATTAACTCTAAAGAACTTAGAACAATTCCCAAAGAAGCGAATGATACAACTAGTATTAAAGAACGTGATGAACATGATTTAAAATTCATGTTCAAAATATTTTTATATGATTATTTGTCACCAAGAAAATGTACACACAAGTATAAATTTTCAACAGAAGAATTTGATGAAATTATTAATCTTATTAAGAAAACTGTTCTAAAAGCCAAAATTCCACCAGGAGAAGCGATTGGTTTTGTCGCGGCTCAAAGTATTGGCGAACCAGTAACACAGATGACTTTAAGTACTTTTCATTTTACAGGTACAGGTAAAGGTGCCGTTTCACTTGGATTGCCAAGAATTAAAGAAATTTTGAATGCGACACCGAATATCAAAGATCCATTAATGAAAATTTATTTACAACGTCAATACGAGAAAAACAAACTCATGATTAAGAAAATTGCATCTTATTTAAAATATACTGTAATTGGAGACGTTGTAAGTAAGATAGAAATATATTTTGATCCCGATGTTAAATTAGTAGAACGTGATTCTGTTACTAATGTATTTAAAGCATGTAATTCAGATATTACGGCATTGCCATGGGTAATTAAAATAGTTTTATCCAAAGAGAAAATGCTAGACAGAAATGTAACATTACTTGATATTAAGAGTCAATTTTGTACACAATGGACAGAACGATATAATGATGTCAAGACTCTTAAAAAAGACGAAAAACATTTATTAGATAAAATAACACAAGCATCAATCATGTCTAATTATGATAATAGTACCATACCAATAATTCATGTAAGATTTGATATGAATAATTTCGATTATAATACCGTAATCAAATTCAATGATTTCATTTTGAATAAGATTAAATTAAAAGGGATTGTTGATATTAATGAATCAAATGAAATTGAAGATGAAGTTTCTATTACTTTTGATCCAGAAACAGGTTCTATTATTAAAGACACAATACATATTATTTACACAGATGGTGTCAATTTGAATGATATCCAATATATTAATGGAATAGATTTAAAACGTATCACATGTAGTGATATTGTTGCAATTTACAAACGTTATGGTATTGAAGCCGCTAGAACATCTATTATGAAAGAATTACAAAGATCAATCGGCGGCGGCGGAGATAGTGTCAATTATCAACATTTAGAAATTTTGATTGATTCAATGGTTCATACCGGTAACATGACTGCGGTCAATCGACATGGTATTAATAAACTAGATACAGATCCGTTATCTCGCGCCGCATTCGAAAAAACAGTTGAACAATTACTTACTGCCGCAGTATTTTCGGAAACAGATTATATTCGTAGTATTTCTGCAAGAATTATGGTCGGTAGATTAATTAATGCAGGAACAGGCAGTTTTGATTTATTACTTGATGATGAACAATTAAAGAAATTAAGTAAAAAGAAAGTTGTTGCCAATAATGTAAATGTTGTTAATGCTCAGAATCAAGCTCAAGGTAGTCAACTAATTAAAGATTTAATTCGTAAAAAGAAACAGACTTAATTACAATTACATAAAAAAAATTGATAATAATAATTATTATGATAAATACTATTTATTATAATAATCATTATCACAGTCATTATAACAATTAAAGATGGAACAAGATCAAAATCAAAATCAAAATCAAAATCAAAATCAAAATCAAGATGAAGAAATCGATAATGATATTGATGATATTCTAGAAGATGATGATTTTCACATGGCAGTCTTACCAATTCCAAATAACAATTCTTTGTTAAATCCAATTGTCAAATATAAAAACAATAAAGTCATACCATACTCACAAGTTAAATCTATTAAACTAATGACAGAGTATCAAGACTGGCATACATTTGAAAAAAATTGTAAATCATTTATATTTAAAATTCAAGTTAAAACATATTTATCGAATGAATATCTAAATGAGAGAAAAATTATTAGTATGATGAACATTCCTATTTATAAATTTTCTTTTTTTAATAAAGAAGATTTAAGGAGTGGATCATTAGATATTACTGATATGCCACATTTCAGAAACTTATTAGCAGATTTAACTATACAAATGATGATTGATGAACATTTTAAAATGTATAATACATTTTTATTAAAAAAATCTAATGAAAGGTTTTATGTTAGAATTAAGACAAATTATTTTGATTACAAAGGAAGACGTTATAATAGATTTGAAGATACTCAAATTAATACTGTACTAGATGAAATTTTGAGTAATAAAAAGAATCTTGTCAACTTGTATTTTGATTCAATTATGATATATAAATTAACAACCAATCAATTATTTGTTAGTATAAAATTACATAATATGTATGTTCATGAACAAATTACTAATGTTAATAATAAAAATAGAAACAAAAATAATAAACTTTATAGTTTGGATTTGATTAAGAAAGAACATATATTTAAACCCATAATGAATCGTCAAGAGAAATTGAAAACTATTACTATGTAATAGTATTACATACATACTATGGCAATACAATGACAATGACAATGACAATAACAATAACATAATATCATTGATTAATGATATTATGCTATTAAAAATTACTCTTGAAATTGTAAATCAGGATAAGATTCTTTTAGTTTAGGAACAATATTAGCTAAGGATCCAACAACAATATAATAAGGAATAGTATTATTTTTATTTTTGGGTAAATCAAGTAATTCATTTAATTCGATTAAAACATTGGCTTTTAATTTTAATAAATATTCGTTAGTAATATTGGATTCATAACTTTCTCCTTTATTAGAAAATAAATTAAATTGTTTAACAGGATCGATAATTTGAATATTTGCGCGACAAATGTTATACAAATCTTTGGTAAATTTGACTAATAATTGGAAATTTAAACCAGTAAACCATTGTGATTCCAATTCAATTCCTTGAATCTTGAATCTATGGAATAATTCAAGAGTCATTGATTTAATTTTCTGTTCTGTAAGTTCTTTTTCTGTTTCAAAGAAATTAATCTTTTTAAAAATTTCAATCAATTTTATGGCTCGTTGTATATCATCATATTCAATAAGTTCTTGTGTTATCGGATGTGTGTATATCGCATTATTAATCATATCACATATTGTATTTATGGATAAACATCTTATTTTGTTCTTAGAATCTTTGTAAGAAAACAAAAAATATTTATTTGTTTCATTTGTAGCATGACGTTTACCATCAATTTCAGTCCAAAATGTTTGCATTGTAATCGGATCTGAATCATCTTCTGATAAAGTAATATCATCAAAAACTGGTCCAATTAATTCCTTAATATTTGGACAATTTCTAATTAATAATAAAGTTTTAATATCAGTTAATTCTTCTCGTTTTTTCTCAATGATAGTTATATCATCAATAGTAGTTTTTAATTTATGATCATTTTCATATAAATCAATTTTCACAGTTTTACTATCACTACAATTACCACAACTACAACCAACACTAACATGAATTAGATTTTTATTATCTTTATTCAATTTCGATTTCGATTCTAATTGTGATTCGGGTTTAAGTTCTGGTATGTGTGTGTTATCCTTAATGCATACTCCGGATGCATTTAATAATTTGTCATTTTTCTGTTCAGAATTAATATAACGAATTACTTTAGAAGATCTTGAATGCAAGACACAAAATTCACCATCTGATTTTCTCTTATGTGGACAACGAACATTTTGATTGTAAATAGACTTGACCGCGGCGTTACAGTATATATCAATATCCATTATTTGATAATATTTATGTTTAATCATTTAATCATTTGATCATATGATACTTTTATAAAGTTTTTTTATCAAATTTTTATTTAATTAAATAAAAAATAATTAAATAAAAAATAATTAAATAAAAAGTTGAAAAAAAAAGAGTATAAACAAATAGGATCTATATAAAAAATTAATATTATAATCATGAGTTCCGAAAAAGTTTCTAAATCTGATAATTCACAAAAGGCTAAACCCAAGCCAACTGTATTGAAAGTTGCTAATGTCAAAGCGGCAAATATTGATGTACGTGAAGCGGATTTTAAATCGGATGGAAAACAAAACATTGCATTTGTTAAATATAATCATGTTGTTAATGGAGAAGTTAAAAAAATCGAACCATTGATACAAACAAATATTTTTAAAATTACAGGTCATGGTATTCCAGATTTACATCCAGATTATTATCCCGATGATACGAAACGTTGTTTTATAAATATTCCAGATGATAGATCACAACCGGCATTAGAAGAATTATTTAAATTTTTAGAAGATTTAGATGATCATATGGTATCTGATGAAGTAACAACAAAAATATTTGGAAAAAAGAAAGCAAAATATTTATATAATCGATGTATTCGTGGACCAAAAAATAAGGATAATGATAACGATAATGATGAAGATGGAGAATCAAAACCTAAGAAAGCAAAAGAAACAAAACCATCTAAAACACCAATTTATGGTCATTGTAAAATGCATTTATTAACTAATTTTGAAACTGGTGATTTGAATGTTTTATTATTTGAGAAAGACAAAGAAAATGATAAGATTCAACCAAAAACAGTTACTGAATTATGTGAATATATTCGATTTAGAAGTGAAATCAGAATTGCATTTCAAATTACTAGAATTTGGATAAATAAATCACCAATTGTTGGAACTGATAAATTTTTATGGGGAGTAGGATTTAAAGTATTACAAATTTTATTCACACCATTGGCTAAAGGTTTTGTTCGTCCAACCGAAAATGTATTTTTAAATGATGGTGAAGATGAAGAACCAGTTTCGAATGTAAATGTTGTAACAAAAAAATCTCAAAAAGACAAACCAGTTCCAGAAGTTAATGATAGTGATAATGACGAAGATTTTGATGCAGATATTTCAGATGAACCAGTTTCAAAATCAACAAAAAGACTTGATGATTCAGATGACGATGATCCAAAAAATAAAAAGAATAGAAAACAAGATAGTGATGATGAAAATAATGATAGTGATGATGAACCGGAACCAGTTGTTAAATCTAATAAGAAAACAACAACTAAAGTGGTAAATGATTCAGATGATGAACCCGAACCAGTTGTTAAATCTAATAAAAATAACAAAAATGTCAAAGCAGTAAATGTTAATGATAGTGATAGCGATGAACCAGTACCTATTCCACCAAAATCAAATAAGAAAACAACTACTAAAGTAGTTAGTACTAATGATAGTGACGACGAACCGGTACCAATTCCAACAAAATCAAACAAGAAAACAACTACTAAAGTTGTTAATACTAATGATAGTGACGATGAACCAGTTCCAGTTTCAAGCAAGTCGAATAAGAAAGCAACTAAAGTAGCAAGTGCTAACAATAGTGATGAAGATCTTGAAGAAGAAGAAATCAAACCTTTGATATCAAAATCAAAGAAAACAAGTAATAAAAATAACAAGAAAGCAACTAAATAATTTATTTTATTAAATTAAATTTTAATATTGATATATTAAAATTTAATTTAATAAAGTTAAGATCGTTTATTTGTCAAATAAGAAATGTATAATAAAAGATATAATTAAATTATTGAATGTCATCAAAATATTCGGACAGTAATATTTTAACTGCAATGAAAGTTCATGAAATAGACTTATCAAAATTAGTTTTTGGTAAAAGGAAAAGAAATGTGATACCAATTAGTTACGGACAAGAATCAAAACTATTTGTATTCCAAACACCATTTATGCGATGTATTACAGATCCAGTTAGTACTAAATACGAAGATATTCATTCAATAGAAGTAGAATTAATTGATGATAATTATAAATCAAAAGATTTCAAACTATTTATTAATCAATTAGAAGATTCATTTGTATCTCGAATTGAAAAAACACCACAAATATGGTTTGATTCAGATCAACCAATTGATAAAGTAAATTTCAGAGTTATTTTAAGAGATGATAATACATTAAAATTAATTTTGTCTCGTACAAATAAGTTTAAAACTTTGATTATCGACGAGAAAAATAAAGAATTAGATTTGAATCAATTAAAAGAAGGATCGAATGTCAAATTATTGTTAGAATTAAAATATACATGGGTTGATGAACCAAATACTGTTGGTATTAGTCTATTGTTACACAAAGTATTAGTCCGTTCTAAACCAAAAGAAATTATTAGTGAATATTCTTTCGCAAATAGTGATGATGAAAATACACCCGAAGAAGTGATTTTACAAACAGAAGAAAATTTACGTAAAAAAAAAGTGGTTTCTATAAAACAAAATCAAAGGCAAAATCAAAGTCCAATTCAAATTATAAAAAGAACACAAATAACGCCAATAGAAAAAGATGAAATTATAAAATTAGACAAGGGTAAAACATCAAGAAATAATTATAATTTACAATTACCAAATAGTAATGCTAACAGCAATACTAATGATAATACTATTGGTAATGCTAACAGCAATACTAATAGCAACGTTAATAGAAATAATAAAGTATACGCTAATGGCAATACTAACATTAATACTAATGGTAATATTAATAGAAATACTAACAGCAATATCAATACTAATATCAATGGAAATGCTAATAATAATATTAGGACTAACAGTATTAGCGATTCTAATAACGAATCAACAGACAAGGAAGAAGATAATCTTAATCAAATTCCATTAATTAATTTTAAAACAGAACAAAGAATTCCAATAAATTTGCAATCATTACAGCAACAATCTAATCAAAATAACTTTATGATGCCCCCACATAAACGCCAAATTCAAGAATCAGATTCTGATGAAGATCATTTTGATATAATTCCATCATCTGATGATGATTAAATATTATTAATAATATTAAAATTTTTAATATTATTAACAATAATTCTAATCGAAATTTAATCTAATAGATTCGATTATAGGTTTTTTAACACCTTTAAATACTGATTTAGATAATTCATGTCTTTTACGCCTTGAGTTTTGTTCACTATCTGTTGCCGTTTGAGATCCAATGTTAACGTCAATCGTATCTTCTAGTGATTTGGGAGTTTCTTCTGATATTGACTGTTTTTTATTTTTGTATTTATATTTTTGTTTAATGGCAGAAACAAATTCATTTGTAGTATTAGATATATTAATTCTTCGAATATTATCAGAACTACAAATTTCTGGATCCGGAGTACTAATACTTAGTAATTTTCCATCCGATGTAGCTAATGTCTCACGAATTTTATTTTGTTTGCTAGTTTGATTCATATCTTTCTCGATAGTTTCTAAATTGTTCAAAATGTAATTAATTATTTTATATTGTATGGCCCATTTAAAGAAATTTAATTGGCCAATTGATGTAATAAAAGTTCTGCTTTCATTATGGGTTAGAGATTTATAAGTATAATTAATTTTCTTTTTCCTACAAAACGGATCAAAATATTTTTTACTATGACCCTTTAACTGGCATTTATATGATGTAAATACATTGAAACATTCTGTGCTCCCACGAATATTGATATTATATACCGTACCATATTTTTTAGAATAATTTGTTACAAACCAATCCAAAACTCTTAAAGAGATTCGTGATTCTCCATTAATAACTGGCAACATAATATTAAGATATTTTTCATTTGAGAAAAAATTCTTTATCTTTTCTAACATGTATTTCTCTTTATGAATTAATTCTTCATTTGAACTTGTAGAAGTCATAATATATATTATTATTATTTAATAACAATTTATATGATATTAAATATAATTAATGATTAATACTAAATCAAAGGATATATCAGATGAAAAATTAAAACAAAATTATATTGAACAAAAAGAATTGTTATCATCTTTAAATAAATCTCTTGAACAAAATTGCGAACTCAAAAAGGATAAAAAGATTGTATTACCTAATGGATTTAATGAACTAGAAAATGTACCAGAATCTATAAGAACATTATTGAAATTAGAAAATAAATGTTATACACGTCAAGAAGTAATAAATTTGTTATATGAATATTTTGTTAAAAATGACATGATTGATAAAAGATCTAAGATGAAAATTAATCCAAATGATACGGTTAGGAATGTTTTTAGAATGACAAAAGAAGACAAAATTAATTTTTATAATTTACAAAAATGGTTGGGTGATTTATATGAATAATTATTTTAAGTTTACATTTGATTGTGTTATGAGTAAAATGAATAAGGTCAATAAAATATTAATAAAAATAAATATTTTTATTAATATTTTGTGTTTATTTTACCAATTTTGATTTTTCTATACACATAACGGTGAATATGGGTTTTTAGATTATAGACATTCAAAGGGTCAATAATTGTAGACTATAGCAGACCAAAATTATGGGCATTCAAATAGCCAATAAATGTAGACTAAAAATATTAATAATAATAAATATTTTCGAGTATCATTTTTAGTCTACATTTTATTCTTATTTGATTATCTGACGAATGTGGGCTTTTGGATTAGGGGATCTTCAAATGGCCCAGAAATGTAGGCAAAAAATGTTAATAAAAATAAATATTTTGAGTATCATTTTTAGTCTACATTTTATTCTTATTTGATTATCTGATGAATACGGGCTTTTGGATTAGGGGATCTTCAAATGGACAAGAATATAGACTAAAAATGTTAATAAAAATAAATATTTTGAGTATCATTTTTAGTCTACATTTTGTTCTTATTTGATTATCTGACGAATGCGAGCTTTTGAATTATGGGCATTCAAATGGTCAAGAAATGTAGACTAAAAATGTTAATAAAAATAAATATTTTGAGTATCATTTTTAGTCTACATTTTTGTTCTGATTTGATTGACTAATGAATGCGGACTTTTAGATTATGAGATCTTCAAATGGTCAAGAAATGTAGACCAAAAATGTTAATAAAAATAAATATTTTGAGTATCATTTTTAGTTAACATTTTGTACTCATTTTGATTGATCTAGTAAGAACAGATCAAAATTATGGACATTCAAATGGTCAAGAAATGCAGACTAAAAATGTTAATAAAATAAATATTTTTGAGTACCATTTTTAGTCAACATTTTTGTTCTTATTTGATTGTTCTAGTAAGAACAGATCAAAATTATGGGCATTCAAATGATCAAAAAATGTAGACTAAAAATGTTAATAAAAATAAATATTTTGAGTATCATTTTAGTCAACATTTTATTCTTATTTGATTGATATAATAAGAACAGATCAAAATTATGGGCATTCAAATGATCAAAAAATGTAGACTAAAAATGTTAATAAAAATAAATATTTTGAGTAACATTTTTAGTCAACATTTTTGTTCTTATTTGATTGACTAATGAATACGACTTTTGGATTATGGGGTCTTCAAATGGTCAAGAAATGTAGACTAAAAATGTTAATAAAAATAAATATTTTGAGTATCATTTTTAGTCAACATTTTGTTCTTATTTGATTGATCTAGTAAGAACAGATCAAAATTATGGGCATTCAAATGGTCAAGAAATGTAGACTAAAAATGAGAATAAAATAAATATTTTGAGTACCATTTTTAGTCAACATTTTGTTCTTATTTGATTGACTAATGAATACGGGCTTTTGGATTATGGGATCTTCAAATGGCCAAAAAATGTAAACAAAAAATGTTAATAAAAATAAATATTTTGAGTATCATTTTTAGTCAACATTTTTGTTCTGATTTGATTGACTAATGAATGCGGGCTTTTGGATTATGGGGTCTTCAAATGGCCAAGAAATGTAAACTAAAAATGTTAATCAAAATAAATATTTTGAGTATCATTTTTAGTAAACATTTTGTTCTTATTTTATTAAATATGATATATTCACATTAAAAAATATTAACTAATAATAATTTTTAATATTACTGCTCCGATAAATTAATTTTATCATTTTGTACAATAACTTTATTGATTTATCGGAAATCCGTGATTGTTTTTGCATTGATAACATAAAATTTGTTATTTCATTTGAATCTAATAGTGGTTTTATTGTATATTCAAAAGTAATCTTATCAAAATCTTTATTATCTGGTTGTAAAAACATTTTACGTACCTCTTGATATTTTGTCAAATAACGAATAATACCTGGATCTTCTTGTGAATAAATTCGTATGAATTCTTCTAATGATCCTGCTAGTTTAAATCGATTATATAAATCTTCGGCTTTTATTCTAGGTACACATTTTTCAAAATCACAACCTAATAATATACATAGTTCTACAAATTGTGTTCGATTTAATTGCATCATTTTTAATATGTTATCTAAATCATAACAAACAACTGATCCTTTTGATATATTAATAATTTGTTCACACCCTCTTGGTAATGAATCCATATCAATTGTTAAACATCCGTCAATAATATCTTTATATTTTGAATAGAAATATGCACACAATGAATCTGCCTCACCTGGGGCAGTATAGATTGGTATGCCTAATGACTTGAATAATAATTTAATTGCCTCTACATCATCATATTTGACACTATAACTATGTCTACTTAAATTATTTAATTTTCGCATGGTAGATCTATTAATATTTGTAGATTCTTGATAATTTTCTTGTGAATCATAAGATTCACTTGAACAATTAGAACTGTCAGAATAACTAGATCCATCTGAACCAGCAGAATCCCCAGAATCCCCAGAATCGGTAGAATCATTATAATCACTCGATTCATTAGATTCAGTATCAACAATAAATATATCACTATTCGTATCATACTCTTCAATATCACTAGTAGAATCATTCCAAATGCTATTCAAATCTTCTTGAAATGTATTACGTAACATATTATCGATAATTTCTGTTAATACGTTAGTATTAGATTCTAATATTTGTACAATGAATTTTTCACAATTATTATTATCCAAAGTTATATCAAGTAATTTATTAAATTTTGATTTCATGAAAACAATAAATGCATCATTTAATGATAACTCGTTAATATTTTCTTTAACTCTATATATGATAGACTTTGTGTTGACAATATTTAATCGTGTAATTAGTGTTTTGATTAATCTAATAAATTCATTTTCTTTCCTTTGTTTACGATTTTGTCTATATTTAATTAGTGGTGTTTTTTCTACTGGACAAATAGAATTATCAAATACATATATTGGAACAACTCCACGTGATAGAAAATTATACAATTGTTGTATAAATCCATCAAACAAATTGTATCCGATACCATACTTATAAAAATATGGCATCGCATCAATTATAATCACTGGTTTTAGATTATTTACATCTGTTCGAATTGATGCAATATGAGTATTATAATTTCGTACAGTCATTGATAATTTGATATCATCAATATTTTTCTTTTTGTTATTAAATGAACGTTCTCTCAATGATGTAACATATTGATTAAAATTATCAAATGTTATAACTGGCCAAATCTCTACATTATTTGAATCGAATTGATTCTGATAACGTTTTACTAATATATCAATTAAGGACTTAAGGTGTCTTACTCCCATTCTTTATTTAAGAAAAGAATTTCTTCAAGTATGTTTATGAGTCAAATTTAAAGGGTTTATTAAAGATATACTAAATCAATTTTTATTAGATTTATTAGATCTTATCTGATTTATTAGATCTAATAAGTGTTGTTAATATATTAAACCAATTATTTGCCAATATGGTTGGCGCAACCGAACTTAATTTTTTATATATTTTATCTTGAATTCTTTTAATATTTGGATAATAATGACCATCATTGACAATAATATCATCTTCAAATTCTTTGAAATCAAAAGTATCAAAGAATAATTTTTTATCTTCTTCTCGAATATTCAATTTAATAAATATATCTTCACATGTTTTCATAAAATAATCATGTAATTCAGAATTATCTATTGTATTATTTTCTCTTTTGTCATTGGATAAAAATTCATATGCAGTCTGAATTTTACGAAAATCTTCTGTTGTATCTACAGATAGATTTTTATCTGGATGAAATAAAATAACTTTCTGTTTATACGCGGCTTTTATTTGTTCTTTTGTTGCATTTTTATCTATTCCTAGAATTTCATAATAATTCATTTATTTAATAATGAGAATAAAATTATATGTTTAAATTGTTAGAAAATACTCTTGTGATTAAATATAATGCAAAATATACAAAATCCTTTACTTTATCAATATCAGCAATATCAACAACAAAATAATGTACCCTTTGCTAATAATCAATTGTTACAAAATAATATTCATATTATGAATAATATGCCACAGTATCAACAACAACAACAGATTCTAAGGCAGCAACAACTGCAACAACAACAATTGCAGCAATCACAATTTCAACAACAGTTTCAACCACAAATGCAACAACAGTTTCAACCACAAATGCAACAACAAATGCAATCACAACAATTGCAATCACAGTTTCAACCACAGTTTCAGCAACAAATGCAACCACAAATGCAACCACAAATGCAACAACAAATGCAACCACAGTTTCATCAACAAATACGACCACAATTATTACAGCAACAGATACAGCCACAGATGCAACCACATATACAATCACAGTTTCAACCACAAATACAACCAAATTTATTACAATCACAAATGCAACCAAATTTATCACAACAACAAATGCCACTGACAGTATTAAATTCTACAAAACCAACAATCATTAATAAAGCGGAAGAAATATCTTTTAGTAATAATACAAAAAAGACAAAAAAGGGCAAAAGTATTATAGAAGAATTACTAAAACCAGTTAGCGTATCTAAAAAGAGTAATCCAGATGTTCCAGTGACATATGAAAATGAATCTACAACACGTAAAACAGAGAAACATCAAATTACAAATAAACCATATAAGACAATTATTAAAAATATTGCCCAAAAAGAAATTGTTAATAAAGAAGATTTGACCGTACATATAGTGACTAATAAAGATAAAATTGGAATGGATGTAGAATATGATAAATTCAAAGAAAAAGTTAAAGAAGTAGATGTTGAAATTAAACTAGAATATGCACCTGATAAATATGACAAACATAAAAAAGATTTTGAATATAAAAAATCTTATGTCGATAGGCTTAAAATGGATGCTCCTACGCATGAAGATTTAAAATCTGATCAGATTGAATTCTATAAACATCATCAAAAGGAAATGGAAACTGGTAAAGAACAATGTGACAAGATCCTATATTCTTTAATAGATTCCGGTTTGTTGAAAAAAGAAGAAATTCCAGAGAATGAAATGTTAGGCATTGATTTAGATCAAGAACAAGATCAATCAGCATCTCCAGTAGAAACTAATCCGGTTTCAGTACCAAGTTCCAATCAAACTAATACAAAAAATAATCCAGTATCAAATTCCAATCAAATTAATACGAAAAATAATCCAGTACCAAATTCTAATCAAATCAACACGAAAAATAATCCAGTATCAAATTCAAATCAAACTAATATAAAAAATAATCCAGTACCAAATTCTAATCAAACTAATACAAAAACAAGAGTACATCCATATCACAATAATATGTTAAAAACGCAAAATAATAAAACAGAACAAAATAAACAAATTAAACGCGAAAATATTATAGAAATATAACAGTGATTTTTTTTAATATATAATTTGAGATTATCATTGAATGACTAATAAATTATATCTTTGTTAGTAATATAATCACAAGTTATGAGTAATATTCGCAAAGTAGCCCAGAATCGTTTGCGTCAAGTCCCAGTGACAAATGGGAATTTTCACGAACGTGGAACAAATTCTATGTTTAATAACAACATTAGAGATATTGAATCTGAAAGTTATGGATCTTCCAATAGAATGAATCAATCTAATTCTAATCAAAATAATTCAAATACTAATTCAAATAGGTCCCGCAATGCATTAGGAGTTAATGCAACTAATATTACTGGTCTTGGTTCAAATAAATCTAATCGTAATTTAAATCAAAACAATCTAAATTCGCAAAATTCTCGTAAATCAGCGCCTATTGGTTCACCATCATATCGTAAAAATAATGGGAAAAATAATGGTATCAATAATATAAATGCTAGTATTAATGCTAGTATTAATGCCAATCGTAATCCACCTGCAAATGCCGCGGTATATCTAAGGCCGCCTATATCTCGTGGGGGATTAGGATTTGTAGATCGAGTTATTGATAACGATTTTAATTTTAATTTAAATTATGGTTTTGATGGCAATAATAATGGCAGCAGTGGTCTAGATAGAATTCAAAGACAAAATCGTAGTGTCGGGGCATCTGATCGTAGATTCGGACGCCCTGGTCAATGTGGTAATGTTCCGATTATTTTTGATGGATACGGTGTTTTGTCTTTTGGTTGTTTTTTCGTACTAATCCCACCGAATTCCGATTATGCTACTTATAGATACGATCCATCAAGTGGAATTTATTCACCTGTTAATTCATCAAATTATGATTCATTTATTGATTCAGATTCTGATATTCAAACATTCCAATTTATTGATCCATTTATTAATGATTTCTATGAAGGTCCTGCATTAATTCCAACTAATCCATCTTTAGGTTTTAGTACATCGGTTCCTGATGTCGCGTATGATAATGATGGAAATGTTTACGTTTATAGTTATACTAATGTTCAAAATAATTTTGGTGGATCATTTGTTGTTTATGGTTTTATTTCACCTGAATTAATTTATGCAGAAGGCCGACCATTAAGACCTAATAGACCCTTACGTCCGCGTCCGGGACAAGATTTCGAAAGGGAACGATGCGCAATTAATGGTTGTTGTCCATGTGATTTATTTGCTCCACCTGTTGTTTTTGATGGATATAGATATTATTCTCCAAGTGAAGGATTTCCATATTATTTATTATTCCCAATTGCCACGGCCGGCATCGTAACTCGACCTATTGCATTAGCCCCGGGTGCTATGGCAATTCCAACACCGACTGCCCCGATTTTATATATCTTTAATTACAGTGGCGAAATTGGTGTTTATCAACCTGTTATTGATTTAGGTGAAGGTTATTATCAAATTCTAGAACCAACACAAAACGAACCAATATTTTACTATTTCGCATCATTACCCGGTTATGGAATTCCCGCATTAGTACCAGACGATCCATTATACGAATACAATTATTTCATTTTGCCAATTGCAGATTATTATTATGACTATATTGAAGGATTTGGTTATGGTTATCTATTGATCCAAGCCGGTGTAAATTCTGATCCATTCATAGATCTGGATAAATTATTAGTATTTGATTTTGTTCCAAACACTTATTATTATATGTATCAAGATACAATGACACCCGGACTTTCGTTTAATTATAGTTATTATTACTATGCATATGATGTTTATGGTCCGTCATTCTATTCATGTGATCCTTACAAATATCCATTTAGATTACGTGTTCCAGATTTCTTGAATGATTTAGAACAATTATCATTTGTTCGTGACAAAACTATTCCATTGATTCCTGGTGTGGGTTATTTATTACCACAAATTGAATTCGATTTAATGGTATCATTTAGCGCCAAACTCAAAATTAATGCAATCACTTTGAATAATTTATATTATACTAATAATAATGGTAGTGGCGGTATACCTGCCGTCGCTCAATTAGTTTATTTACAAGTTGATCCATTTGGTATCGTATTATCAACAAATCCTTTATTAACAGTTGCTTTCACTCAAGGTGATCTTAGAACAATTGCCGGTACTGAAATGCCAGAATTAATCGAAAATTATTATTATGAAACAGAAGATTTGAATATCTTACCTACCGCAAATTTACAACGTGTTGTTTGTCCACGTGGTAGGGGAATTCTTACTGTCAGATGTGATACCCGCTTTTCTTTCACACGCGCTTATATCAAAGTAATTGATATTGTTGGAAATAATTCTAATGGTGTTCCTAGTTTTTCATAAATTAAATCTATTTTAATTTACATGATATGTGTAAACTAAAAATGATACTAAAATTTTTATTGACTATATCACAGATGAAAAATATTTTGATTTTTCTACGGACAAGTTAGAGTGGTCCTTGTTTGAATAGTTATTGATATTATTGAAATAAATAATCGTTTGAAATAACAAATTATAATCCATTATGAAAATATGAGATAATGGATATAGATATACAAAACAAATCAAAATTATTAAATGATATTGACAGTGTAAGATCAAAATTAATTATAATTTATACATTTGATAATTTCGATGACACAGATGAATTCTCATTAAATTTAGAAATGTTAAAATTATCTATTGCAACAATTAGACGTGAATTAGGTATTGTTACTATAAATGTATACACATCGCAATTGAATATCATGAATAAATTATTATTTGAATTACCTGTTAATATTAAATCCATCAAACGAGAAGATTATATATCTGATGATATTGATTTAACTATGCCAGAAAAGTTCAAAAAATTTAGTACATTCACCGCACATGTCAGAATTTTTATCATTGATGAACTATTAAAACAAGGCCATAGTGTTTTATACATGGATAATGATACTGGATGTATTTATAATCATGGACAAAATATTTTAAACACATTTACATATCAATTAACACCAATGGCCTATTGTTATGAAGCACAAACATTACAAACTTGGTTAAAAGACACTAATTGTCATGAATCAGATAATCTTAAACGTATTGATTTGGCCGATGAGTTTATTAGAGAACACTTATTGGATCCAGAACAAAAAGTAATAAACTGTGGCGTTATGTATTTTCCACATAATGATTTATCTAAAAAAATAATTACAGATATTATTCAATATTATCATTTATTAATTTCTAAATTTAAATTTAATTTTGGTCATGATCAAGCGGCAATAACTATTTCTTTTAAAAAGAATTTATCAACAATTGCAATGACAATGGTTGATGATATGAATTTATGTGGATTTGTTCATTATTATCGGGAGAAATATATGTACAGTGACAAATGCGCCTATGTATTATTAAAAGAGAGACATCAGTTAGGTATTGAATGGTCTAGTATATGGAATACTAAATCAACAGAAATATTAGATACATATCGTCATAGTTTATTTAACATTTATAATATTGAAAATGATAATGTCATAAAATATAATGACAATTATATATTTTATCCACATTTGGATTTATACAGTAAATCTTTTAAATTTATTGATGATCTAGATTTAGATCAAAATTTAAATATTAATTTTAATGTTAACGGATTCAATTCAAATTGTTTTAGTAGAGAAGAAATTTGTTATGAATATATGTTTAAAAGATTCGAATCTGGTACAAATGGTCTTTATTTGAGAAAACCATTATGTCAAGATATTTTTATACCAAAAAAGATACATCAAATTTGTCTTGAACCTTATTCAAAATCACCGGGAATTATGAAAGAATATTCTGAATTATGGAAATTAATGAATCCTAATTGGCAATATATTATATGGACCGATTCAGATGTTACAGATGATCTGCTCGGTAGGTATAAGGATATATATTATTTTTTCAAAGAAGTTCGTATTAAAGCCAAAATTTTGACTTATATAATTTTATACAAACACGGTGGCATATATATTGATTTAGATTGCAGACCATTAAAACCACTAAATGATGAATTGTTAAAACATGAAAATGGTTTTGCAGTTTTTGCTAATGAATATTATTTCGGGGCAAGAATTGCTCATAATGTTTTAGGATTTACTCAAGAAAATTTCATTTTATTAGGTCTACTTGAAAAGATTCGTGAAACTGAACAATATAGTTTAACTGTACTTAATGATTATTTAAATATGCATCAAGAAATTTTTGTTTATCCTAGTTATTATTTTTATCCTCAACATTATTATGGTTACAAATGTAATTCAAAATTAATTAAATTTACCTATGGTATACATATGTGGATTGGTCAACAAAATAAATTCAAGTTAGAAGATGATACATATATCACACGAATTAATCAAATTGAACTTGAATTAGAGTCATACCAAAATGAAATATCTGATCAAGAATTTGATAACAAAATGAATGAATTAATAGATCAAGTAGACAAAAGCAATTTAGATGTAGAAAAGAAAATATATTATTATTTGACAATGTATGAACATGATTGTACTAGATACAATATGTTATATAAAGTTGGCAAATTGTATCGTGAAGATGAAAATTATAATTTAGCATACATTTATTTACATACTGGTGTTGATTATCTGATCAAAAATAAAGATTTACCCTTGGTTCATGACAAAATACGAATTCCATCCAGAATTAAAGATTTTGATATGTTTGATGAATTAGCCATTGTTTGTTATTCTAAAGGAAAAGAATATTTTCAAGAAGGCGTTAATTGTATTCATGAAATCTTAAAAAGATCCAGTGTGTCTGTTAATAAAGTTTTATTAGATACTCATATTAATAGACTAAAACATAATTTGAAATTAATGTTGAATTAATGTTGAATTAATGTTGAATTAATGTCTATCATAATAATATATAATTATTTGCATTAAAACTTACTATGTCGAAATATATACAAGCATGTGATGTTGTTAGTAGGAGTTGTTTATTATTCGATAAAGTTAATTTAGAATTAATAGATTTAGTTAATCATCATTATTATGATTTACAAATGTATGCAAATTTCGTATTTGATATTGATAATGATCCCGAACCATTATCTTCGACAAATAATTTTATTGTTAAAATTGCAAATGTTAAAAATGAATATGAATCAAAAGAAAGTCTACCATTATTTTTAAACGATAATATGGATAGACTTTCACAATTAATTAATATTATTTCATCTAAATTAACCAATGATGTAATTTCACATCAAAAATATTTAGAAAATGTTGTTTCTATGAGTATTTTCGGTTCGGGTGCGGCATCCCCGACAATTTTAATGAATATTGTTAAAGCTATCAATTCTACCACATATGAACATGAACAATTATACGAACCATTAATAGTTAAATTCATACCATTACAATTTGTACATCATTATGATTATTTACCAGAAGATTTTAAAAACAAAACAGATATCTATAAATATATCGAAGCGCCGTCAATGGCATTATATTATAAAGAAGCATGGATGTATTGTTTTACAAAAAATCATATCAAGAAATATACTCCGGGATTTACATGTATTGGTGAATGTAATATTATTGATGGTTTGCCAGTATTAGGATCACAACCATTAAATGATATTAAAATTTTAAACGATAATTTTAAAATAGATAGACAATCTCGGGGTAAAAAAGTTCCATATAAAAAATGGTTTGAAATTTTAACTAATGATAAATATAGTTTACAATTAAGAACAGCCATTCTTAATATGAAATATGGATCTTTTGAAATGATGAAAATTGATGGTACATTAGATGATTTAATTGATGAAAATAAATTAGATTTGTCATTAATATTTGAATATTTGTATTCCAAAGTAATATGTGCATTTATAGGAAGAGTTATTTTTACAGATGATCATTTTGGTAATGTTGCTTATCGTACAGTTAGGCATGCTAGACATTATCATATTAAATCTAAAAACATACAATATGATTTTTATATGTCAGATCCTAATATGATTCAATTCATTGATCTTGAAAGGTATGTCTTTAATTATGGACCATTTGATATTTATACTAATAGTGCATTGAAAAAAGTATCTGATAAAGATTTTAATCCAAATAAATTCAAATTAAATGATGCATTTGAATCAATTGAAAATACTTATAAGAGTAATAATTACATTTTTGACAAAGGTATATCAACTTTAAGAAACAAAAAGGAAGTTACATCAGATAATTTTATAGTCTCTGATGAATATTATCCAATGTTAGATATAATTAATGATAGTACATTTGGATATATTGACACTTTTTGTGTCATTATGAATAAATCTTTGCCCAATTCTTATAAAACCCCTCCTAAAAATGTTCGTATTGAACATTATAGTATTGATTTAGATGATAATAGTTTAAGAGTTATTACTCAAGGAATTGTTTTTAAAGATGCATCCATAATTTAAAAATAATAATATTTAAACTTTTTTAAATAGTATTATTTCAATTAAGTTATTATTTATTGTTGCGCGCATTGAATATTTTGACCATTACCATGACCGTGGCCATGATTACCAAATCCATCCATATTTGGATTATCTTCATCATATTGATCTTGATTGTCATCTAAAGCATTTGCAATGTCAAAAACAATTCCTTCAGATTCTGGTCTAATATATTGAGTATGACCCAGTGTTTTTAATAAATTATTTCTAGTCATTTCAACGTTTTTATAATATTTAACACTATCTGGGAATTCTATATCAAAAGTAATAATCAAATCTCCACGTTTTGATGTTTTTGATCCAGATTGTGATTGTTCTGACATCATTCCATATTTAGGTATAATTTTTGTTGTGTTCGGATTAATAATATAATTCTCTGCATAAAAAGTTAAATTAGTACCATCTAAATATTTTACTGTTCTTCTAAAACCACAAATAGCCTCACCTAATTTGATTTTCAATTGTAATTCTAGATTCAATTTATCAATTTCATATAATTCATGTTTTTTGATATCAATCATAATAATCAAATCAGAATAATTATTAATTTCTGGAATGTAATTGCCCATGGATTTTTGTATGGATATTTTTTGTCTGGATAATCCCGGCAAAATTTCGATTTTAATTGTTTCTTTCTTCATTATGATACCACTACAATTACCATTTGATTTACAATTGTTACATATGGAATTATTTTGTGAATCATCTTTACCAGTCGCTCTACATGTTGGACATGGTACTAACATTTGTTGAATCATTGGACCACGTTGAATTACTTGTTGTATATGTTTAGTTCCATTACATTTAGTACATTTATGATTGCATTTATCTACAAAACCAGTTCCATCACATTTTTCACATTTAATATATCTATCATAAGTAATTTCTGGATTACAACCATTGAATATTTCTTCCAATGTCGCAGAATAATTAATTGTGAGTGGTTGTACTTGGGGTTGAGCGTTGCCATTATTACCAAAATCAAATCTCATACCTGGCATACTTGGCATACCTCCCATATGTCCCATAGATTCAAACATTTGTTTGAAAATATTAATATCTGGCATATCACCAAAATTACCTTTGAGACCATCTTTACCATAATTATCATAAGAATTCCTTTTTTCTGGATCACTTAATACTTGATATGCACTCGAAATCTTCTTAAACATTTCTTCTGCATCTGGATTATCCGGATTTTTATCCGGATGATATTTCATTGCAAGTTTACGATATGCTTTATTAATCTCATCTGATGTAGCAGATTTTTGTACACCTAGAATATCATAATATTCGTTATCGACTACCATAATTTAATTTATAATTAATATTATTAAAGTGTCTTTAAATAATATTAATTACAATAACTGTAAATTTTTAAATTATCGTTCAAGATCTTATATTGACTATAATTTAAATTTGCATTTTCAATCACATGATCATACAATTCAAACTTTACAATAAGATCATCAAGAAATAATTCCGATTTATTTATCAAAAAATTCTTTAATTCAACCGATCTAGTATCAAAATACATATTTACTTTTGTTTGAGTATTTTGTTTCAATCCAAATGTTTTCAAATGTAATTTAATTTTCTTATTCACTAATCTAAATATGTATTCTGGTCGGATTAAATGATATTCATCTAAATTAGCAATGACATAAATATGTTTATCTTGATCAACGGCTTGAAACTTATTATCTACATTAAATTTTGCAATTGGTTTTATATAATCTGGATATAAATCGATAGATATATTCAAATCTGGTATCTGTATCTTACAATGAATATAACCTGTATCCATGAATTTTTTAATTTCTACTCGATCAATAGATCCTAACCAATTTTCAATATATTTGATTGCAGAAAGTGAAATATTGTTATCCAGTAAATATTTTTTCAACATTGAATAATTAGGTATTAATTCGAATCTAATATTAGTTTCAAAATTATGATCATAAATTATATGCATTATGTTACATTCATTTTGAATATATTCGTGAATTTTCTCGAGAATTTGCATATCAACAATTGTATTGCAACCAATACGTATATTATAAATTGGTTTTGTTAGTGGCATTTTATGAGTATATCTAATTATTCTTATCAATTTAATAACAGATTTCATTAAATTAGTAGCATGTGTATTAATATTGATATTAATATTAATATCATATGTTGATGTGATTTTATTTAATTTTAGATTAAATTTATTTATTATAAATTCTATGATATATGGACAAAATGGCATTAACATTGTATTAAATTTATTGATTACATGATTTAATGTTGTTAATGCTTGAACCCAATCATCTAAATCAATTGAATTTCCCTTAAAGCGTTGACGATTTAGTCTAATATACCAATTGGTCAAATTATAAATGTATTTAGATATCAATTTCGATACAGATGCATTTAAATCATAATTCATAATCAAACGAATTTGTTCAGACAATAAATTCGTTTGATTAATTATCCATATATCCATAAAGTTTGACACATATTGTATATTATCATTAATTTTAAACAATGGTTTGTATTTGTTAAATAATAAAATATGTTCTTGTAAAAAAATGACTGCATTATAATATTTACAAAAGAAACCATGATCAATTGTATTTGCAGATAAACTGATTAAATCTTCACTCTCATAATTATTCCCTACAATAAAAACATTTTTGCATATTTGTACATCATGTAATCCAATACACATTGTATTATACATATAAAGACATTCGTGTATTTGATTAGATTCAATTATTAAATCTAAATTCAAGTCAAATGAAAAATCATTTTGTATATTTAAATATTTATTACAACATAATTCGAAATCATGATTAAAATAACTTTGAGAATCTGAATTACTGTCATTGACACAAATTATTTTTTTGTCTGATACATTATGTTTAGAATAAAATGAATCATGACTTATACATATCGAATCATTATTTTTAATCCAAGATATAAATACTTTTTTCATAGATGATTGTTTCCAGTGAATCTTGTTATTCAAATTCAAAATTCTATTACGAATTTTGCTAATGTTAAGAAACCATGATTTTTTAATTCGTTGTTTTATAGTCGAATCAAAAATAATATAGTTCGATTTATTTTCTGGAATATTTAAATCAGATATATCCTTAATCCCATTTTCTTGACAAATTTTTCTATCATAATTATCATATTCTGGATATTCTGGAGACAATTGTATAATCTCAGTATCGTATGTCATATTTGTATCAAGGATAACATAATTATTACTATTTGTATTAGTTGGTGATTCATAATATAATTTATTTAATTGATCTCCTGTAAAAATTTTACATAATTTATATTTAGATTTGTTATCAACATCAACATTAACATCAATTAGCAATGAATCAAATTTATGTACTGACATTATCAAATAACAATTTCTAATTGTATCATATACACAAGAATAGTATATATTTGGATTGACACATAAGGCTTGATTGTATTGTAAACATCTGTAATTGTTTACGCTTACTAATAAATGTATATCAATATATTCTAATGCACCTAATTTAAAAAATCTAAATTTAGATTTATCTGCTACTTTGAATAATACACTTAGTTTTTGATATGGTACTTGAATTGATTGATGATAAATCAAATCTTTTAAATAAAGTTGCGAAAAAATTTCATATAATCTTTCTGAATTATTTTCATTTTCACTAAAACTAACAAGATAATTATTCATAATGTAATAAATATAATAAATGTTTTTAATTGTTGTTACTTTATCTGAATTAACATTTGAACTTGTGTTAGATTTTGTATTATAAATAATTTTACGATCATAATTACCGTCTTTTACTTGCAAATTTACTTGCAAATTTACTTGCAAATATTGAGAAATTTTATTATTAATTTCTTCTGTCAAAATCATCATTGATACAAATTAATTTAGGATAATAGATATTAACTTGTAATCACAATCTGAAAATCAATTTTTTACATTATTGTTGGAAAAAATTGATTTATTTTATCATTGTATTTATTGTTACTATTATGAAGAGTAATAGAGTGTCAATACTATTGTTCTTATTACAAAATAAAAATGGTGATGGGACAATTTTATCGTTCGTCTAGTAAGGTGTATGTATTTGCCAGAAACATTTCTACAAACAAAAGTTTCAAGAAACTAATTGATGATCATATTACTAGTTCACGAAAATTGATTGATAATTTTGAAAATAAAATAAACAAATCTAAATCTGATAAATCGTCAGAAATAGATTTTATCACAGACAGTATAAATAAGACAAAAAGTTTGATTCCAGAAAATATTTCCGCAATGAATATTATTACAGATAATGTAAATAAAACAAAAAATTTGATTGCGGATAAATTTAATTCAAGTGTAGATAAAACAATAGACTTGACATCGATTCCAGATAAGGTTAAACCACTCGATGTTGATAGCAATTTAGATAAAACAAAAGATTCAATTTTAGACAAAGTTAAATCAATCAATGTTGATAGTAATGCAGATTCAATTTTAGACAAAGTTAAATCAATTAATGTTGATAGTAATGCAGATTCAATTCAAGATAAAACAAAAGATTCAATCCCAGATGAATACACTTTGGCTAAATCAAAAGAATTAGCGACTAAAAATATTATTACTGATATTGATGATTTAATTAATGATATATTGACATTATTTAATTCAAAAAGAACAGAATCAAAATCTCGAGAAGAACTTATTAAACAAGCTAAATTTTATGATGAATCATATATAATGCTACAAGAAAGATCGTTTAAAAATTTAGCCACCATATTTATTAGTGGAGTTGCTATGACACCATTGTATTTTATCGAACCAATTACGGCATCTTGTGTTACTGCTATTTGTGGATCATCATATTATTTAGGTAAGAAAATTATTGATAAAAACAATCTCACTGGTAATAACAATACAAATATTGCTCTTGGTGTAATGTCATCATCTTTCCTTATGATTCCATTTTTATCAAATCCAATATTATTACCAATTGTAGTTGGTGCAAATGTAGTCCTTAATGCCGCCATGGCTTTTGCGTTATCAAGTCCAATGGATTCAAAAGGTGCATTATCACCAAATCAAGAATCAAAATTGTCTATAATGCCTACATTTTGTGGAGTTGTATCTGCCGGATCAGTTGGATTGATTAATGTATGTGCAATGGTGATTCAATCTTTTATTGCTTGTAGTACTGATCAAATGGAAGGCGGATATTTATTTGCAATCATTCCAACATATGAATTTATGGGATTTATAGCATTGCATTCTGTTTATAATATATTTTTAATGCGTCGCATCCAGAAAGTTGCATCAAAATGAAATGGTTATTAAAATATTAAAAATATTATTAACGTTAATAATATTTTTAATAACAAAAAATTGAAATAAATTATATATGAAATATTGATTTAATTTAATAATATTATTCAATTAGAACAACGATAATGTTTCATAGATCAAGATTATCTTCAATATTTAATGTTAAACATCAAAACATTATTCTTAATCAGAATGACTATCGATTTCTGTCATATGATAGAATAACAGAATTTAAAAACAAAATTAATGAAAAAGAATCTCAGATTAATGACAAGATAACAAATGTAAAAACTAAACTTTATGAATTAAAATCAAAGTTTACAGATAATTATTTGTTCGATCAAATTGTATCTAGACAACACAAATTACAATGGTTTTGTAATGTAATTAATAAAAATTATAAGCAAAATTTTGATAATATTTGTCAAGCTTATCAACAACATAATATTATTCTAAAAAACTGTGTCGATAATAGATTATTTCAATTAAATTATTTACAAAATAATATTTACCAGACATATCAAGAACATAATACTAATCTAAAAACACAAATTGATAATATGAAAAATTTATTTTTTGATCATACACCTACCATAGTAGAACCTTCAAGTGAATCCAGTCAATTGATAGCTCCGAATTGTCCTTTCAATCCGGATCGAGATCGAGAACCTTTAACTCTTGGTTGTAGAGTAAAAGATGAAATAGATACAGAAAAATTAGATGGTGAACCTCTAATATTTTATAACAGAGTAACAAAAGATGAAGATTTAGATAATACAAATTCTGAAATAGTAGAACCGGTTGTGACAACTATAGATAATACAACAGAAGATGATGAACCTACAAATAAATATGGATTAATGAAAGTATTAGCCTATGGTACACCGGATATGCCTCCACCATCATGGTATACATCAGATGATAATACTGAATCTGAACCTATAATAGAACAAAATGAAACACAAATTAATATCTCAAATAAAGAACCAATTTTAATAATTAATAATATTGAACGAATGAAACAAACATTATTTGATAATTTACAAAATGGATTAATGTTTACAATTAATATGGAAACAACTATTTTTAGTGTAGCATTATTAGGTACGTATTTGCATATTATTGATCCAATAATACCATATATATGTTTGTCATTTGGTACTGTACATACACTATATGAATTTCAAGAAGAACATTTTGATAAAAAAAAATATTTTTCGTATGTAGGATTAATTTATATGCCTTTGATAGCGCCAATTATTGTTGGTAATCCAATTATGATTATATATTATTCAATGTCAACATTTTTATCTACATATGTTTCTTTTGCTTATCAAAAGTTACTATCAAATCATATTGAAGATAATCAATGTGAAATTGATAAAATTACAAAAGCATGTGTTAGTGCTATTTGTGGTGGAATTGTTACTGCGACAATTGCATTAGTTGTATCAGATGTTATTAATATAACATCAAATGCTAATTTTTTAATGTACATTGGATCAATTTGTTTAATAAATGCATGTGCGATATATGGTTCTATTTAATTAATAAAAAAATAACATTCAATTATAGATTCAATGTTATTTTTACTTACTTGGTTATTTCATTTTGCATGTTTTTCAGTTGCATTAGAATTCAAAATATTACCATTAATAAGATATTTGTTTTATTTTGTTATTAACATAAATTATGTGTTTTTGATTTTGTTATTATTACTTTATTATACAAATGTTTATGAAATTATTTTGTTAGGATTGATAATTGGTATTTATGTTTATAATATTATAAATTCTTCTGATGATTTAAATGAAAATATCAACATGAAAAATCTTATTCAGAAAACACAAAATTATCAATTAATACAATCTGCATTAAAATCTGATATTAAAACAACAATCATTCATAGTGAAAAATTAAATTATAACAAACAATATATATTTAGTTTGCATCCGCATGCCAATTGGGCATTTGGTTCAACCATTATGGCATCAAGTGGTCTTTTAAATTTTCATATATTTCAAGTAGTGGATAAGATGGTATTTAATATACCATTAATACGTGAAATTGCCAAATATTTTTATATTGTGCCATGTGATAAGGTATTCATTCAAAATATCTTAAATAATAAATATTCTATCATTATTACTCCGGGTAGTACAGAAGAAATGATTAGAACAGAATCTCACAAAGAAACTGTTTATATATCTAATCGAACTGGTATTTTTCATTTGGCCATCAAAAATAAAATAGAAATTGTACCTATATTATGTTATGGTGAATCTGATTCTCAATATAATTTAAATAGTACAAATTCACTAAATATTAAAAAAAGACTCAAGAAAATTTTCGGAATGTATTTACAATCTGCATTCGGATTTAAATCTGTTAAATTAGAATTTGTTATTGGCAATCCAATCTATGATGTTGATGTTAATCAATTCAAAAATATGTATATTAATGAATTAAAACGTATGCGTAAAGAACATCCGCCATCTGATGTTACTCGTGATTTTATTTTAATTTGATTAATTCAATTAAAATAAAATAAAATAAAATAAAAATTTGATATTCATATTTACTAATTGATCTAATTATAGATATCTAAATTTATAACAATGAAAATGAACTTTCAAAGTTGGACTTTTGGATATGTGGATTATGACAAAAGTAAAAATGAGACTTTCATTCCATTAGTCAGTGTATCTAATTTGTCAGAACTGAAATCATTTATTACAGATTTCATGCCAAAATGTGTTAATGGTTTCGATCATAATACAGATGTGATTCGATTGAAAGAAATCCGTTCAAAAATTGAACATATAAATAAATCATCAAAACCATTAGAAAAAACCATCCCACCTCTTGTCGAAGAATATAATAATATGGCAATCAAATGGGTATTTACAAAAGGTGATTTCCATCATGCTATTTATCCAAAGACTCGTAATGAAAAGGGATCTGTATGTAATATCGTCGGAATTAACTCTTTTCAAGATGTTATTCCAACTAGCATTAACCATAGCATAACAAATACAACAAATAACAAAAGATATTTACTCCACGATATTATTTTAGGATGCGTAGGGAATTCGTTATTAGATGATGCAGAATTATCAGATTCTATTATCGCAATAGATTTTCAAAAAACAATTTGTAGAACAAATGTATTAAAAACTATTCTTTATGAAGGATGGATGATTCGTTTATTCACAAATAGATCTAGTGATGTGATTGAATCATTACAATCTAATGGCATTATTAGAAATCCACGTCGTAAATCAAAATCAAATAATGGTTATAATGTAACAAGTATTTATTCTAAATAATTAATTATATCAAATATTAATATATTTGATATAATGGATTTAGGAATTTCCAGAGAAGACTTATTTGGAAATTTACAAGATTTTCTTGAACAAAAACATCTGAATGAATTCATTCTTATGCGACCTAAAGTTTGTCCCTCAACAATAAATTTTTTGTTAAATAAATTAGAAAAATATAATCAACTTGATGCAATGATAACTTTTTGCAAGGATAATAGTTATTATTATAGTAATAACAATAGCAATAATATAATTAATACTAATAAACATGATATTAAATTTTTTATGCATAAAACAAGATATCCAGAATTATTACTATATGTCTCTGCAATCCTTCCACCAAGTAAATCAAAATATTTAGGTTTACCATCTACAGCCGGTATTAATAAATATGGATATATTCAAGCAGTGTTTAACAATCATGAATCAATTCCATATATTGTTAATACACAATCATCATATAAATATTATGAATTAGATGGTGAAAATTTAAATGATTATTTTATTTTTTCTAAAGATATTATCGATTATTATGATGACTGGATTGTAAATTATGGTTGGCATTTTGGAAAAACAACTAAAGATACTCATAATAAAAATAATTTTAACACTTGGTTGCAAGATTATGTAAATGTAGATCCATTAGATGATGATAAACGTATATCTAAAAAAATGTCAGATAATTATCCAATAATGAATGAATTTTTATTTGTGAATCCAGTATCTTTAAAATTCTGTAAATATATTATCATTTCTGACGATAAATTAAGCAATAATAGAACTCTAAAATTCTTAAAAAGATTATGTCCAAATACTTTTATCAATGGTAAAGATTTTTTAATCAAATCAAAATCAAATCAATTAAATTTTTATGGAATAAATACTGAATTGCTTAGATTAGATTTAGATAAAATATATTTATTTTTAGAACAGTCTGGTGATCTTGATTTAGATAATTATAATATTGACATTTTATTCAGAACAGATATTATTCATAATGATTTTAAATTTATTTACATCAGACCAGATAAATTTTCAATAATAAAACTTGTATTAGAAGATGTATTTGATCAAGATCAAAACAATGAATCAAAAATTAATAATGTAATAGATTTGTTTATCAATAAAACCCACATGCAATATTATCAATACATTTTTGATACTAATATATACAATCCAAGATTGTTAATTAAAACCGGTAAAATAGATTTTCCATCTGTCTTAATTATAAATTCAGAAACTCTAGAATATAATTATATCATTCCTAGAGATTCTGATGATAAAATTAAATTAATTTTATCTCAATATACATAATAGCCGGTAGGTCCTGACAAACCAGATGTATTTATTGATTCATATAAACCAGATGGTCCCGATATATTTATTGTTTCATATGAATAATAACCAGAAGGTCCAGTTTGTGTTTGATATACAATTGGTATAGGTTGTGCTATTGTTTGTACTATTGGTTGTTGATATACTGGTGGTGCTATTGGTGCAACTATTGGTTGTGATATTGATTGTTGATATATTGGCGATGCCAATGGTGCAGCTACAGATTGGGCTACTGGTGCAACTATTGGTTGTTGATATACTGACGGTACCATTGGTGCGGCTAAAGATTGGGCTACTGGTGCAACTATTGGTTGTTGATATACTGGTTGTACCATTGGTGCGGCTACTGGTTGGGCCACTGGTATCATTAGTTGTTGATATACTGGTTGTTGAACAATTGGTTGATATTCTGGTTTAGATGCAATTGATTGTGGTTGTAATTGTTGTTGTAATTGTTGTTGTAATATTTGTTGTTGTACAATAGGATTATCTGGTTGTCTAATTAATTTATTATTTCTAAAATTTTCCATAAGCAAAACAAACATTAAGAATATTGGTAATACTTGATAAAATAAATCGACACTAAAATCAATATTAGGTACAATATAATGATTGATAATTGTTATCATAAACTCTTGTGGTTTACTGTAAAAGTTTTCTAATATTAATATTTTATTATCAGTACCACAAGTTTTTTTCTGAATATCAGAAACAATATCAACTAAATCATTAGGATTAATTTTGTATAAAATAGTTATTAAATCTGTAATACAAGTTTTAATAAATAATTTTAATTCAATCGGATCAGTAATTAATTGTTGAAGATTATCTGGAATGACCGCAACTAAATTGTACATATATTCATATTTAACATTAACAACATGATCTAAAACATTTTTACAAATCATATCATTAAGACCAGTGGAATTTGGATATAAACATCCAAACCAATCGGCTAATAAGGTAGTCATTCTGTCTAATATATTTGTAATGCTAGGAGAATTATGATAAAAATCCAATGAGTTAATATTTTGTTTCGATAACACAGCCGTAAAATCTTGTTCAAATTGTGAAAATCCTCTATCTAAATTAAGATTTGAAATCAATGGGAAATTAAGATTTTTATTAAATAAAATCAAATGTTCAAATAATTGACGATTCTGAACAAGGATTGTTAACAATTCTTGTGTATTAGATGCAAAATTACAACTACTTTGTACAGCAAATAAAGCATTGACTATAACATCATTAGTTGCGCCATATTTAGTAACATTTGTTACTAAAGAATTGATATTAGGATTTGCCATATTTTTTTTGATCGCGTGATAAAAACTTTTTTTAACATCAATAGAAAAAATACCGTCTAATATATCAGATGTTTTATTTACAAATTTTAAATTTGATACAAATCCCGCTTGTTGCATTTAATTATACAGTATTATTAGATAAGATTTTACAATAATTTTTAATTATCGTAAAATTTTAAGTATAAAGATTGATGATCGGATAGGTTTTGACATTCGCATTAGTGTTGGTTTTTTTGTTGATCGTATGAACAACACTATTTTCAAGTGCGGTTTTGACAATTTGAACTTTCGTTGTAACCAAACGAATATGCCATCCGATGTACATTTTGGATTGATATTCAATGGTTGAACGTTGGAAGACAATCGCGTCAACACTCCCGAATGGATTGGTGTTTGCATTGGCATTAGCATTCTGACTAACAGATTGTTTGATCAAATCCATCAACAAACAATGTGGATCAACATGCAAAGACGATTCAATGACACTATTGTTTTCGTCTTCACAAACATTCATACCAATGACATTAATCTGTTTCATGCGACCATTGACAAGTGCTTTGGTAATAGGAATTTCATTTGATGGAACTCCTACCTTGCCCTTGACAATAGCCCATTTGACAATGTTTTGATCGAACATTTTCCACTCAAGTGAATTTTTGTCACATCCGTTGTAAATGCCATTTTCAATCTGTGCATATGTCATTTTGTCCTCTTCAAGTTGTTTTCTTTGTGTACAATCATTGACAGCATTATACACACGTAAAACAAAATCCATCCAAATTGATGTGATCAATTTGTCAACAATTTCTGTGTTTGTGTTGTCATCTGGATTAATGACATCCCCAATCAATGTTGGGAATTCTTTCGTAAAATCTTCGAGAGTCTTACGAACTGATGCAGCAATACGCTTGGTATTGACAAACAAACACTTGTTGAACAATTGATCTTGTGTTCCTTTGAACTCACGGAAATTTTTGACCCAATAAATAACATGAGACAACCAACCTTCTGGAATGGAATTCTTGATCAGAGTTTCCATTGGTGATACTAATAGAGTTGGATTTGGGCGTGTCGATCCAAATTTAGTACGTACCAATTTGGTCAGAATCGTTTCGAATGATTCAAGAACATTGTTAACAGTGTCAAATACCTCTTTCTTCAAACCTTCGTCGATTACCTGTTCGATACCATTGGCAATAGTACCACTCCACGCATACATCATGTCCCAAACTTGACCTTCAGTTGTACGATATGGATTGTTTGGATCTGTAACACCAACATGGACGAATTTCCAATTGTTTGTTCCTTGGACCAATTTCTCATAACCGAGTGTCCATGTTGTTTGTTTGTCCTTGGAGTTGGAATTGATCAAAACCAACTCATCGAATGCTTGATTGAGTTGCATTATGATCAAATCCAAATCATTGTTTTTGTTGGTACCATACAAAAAGACATACTCGGAAATCTTTTTGACAATGTTTGTGATTTTGTCACAAATGACATCATCAATGACAACATTGAACATAATCAATGATTTGGTTTTGATCCAGATCGATCTGATATAACCATAAACCTGCCCCGCCAGTGTATTCAGATAACAATCAATGTCCAGCTTTTCACGAATATTCTCATATTGAGAAACAAGCATAATTGACGTCATTTTGTGATATTGAATACTAGATATCAGCTATCTTTTACAAGATAAGGTTCAACTAGATAAAATAGTTAAAGGCAGTCTATTATTAGATCTGATGGAAATATTAATAATTATCAATTTCAATTTTTTTTTATTCTATATGTAGAATAGATCAAAATTATGGGTCTTCAAATAGTCAAGAAATGTAGACTAAAAATGTTAATAAAAATAAATATTTTGAGTATCATTTTTCAATCTACATTTTGTTCTTTTTTGATGAATGCGGGTTTTTAGATTATGGGGTCTTCAAATAATCAAGAAATGTAGACTAAAATATTAATAAAAATAAATATTTTGAATATCATTTTTTAGTCTACATTTTGTTCTTATTTTGATTATCTGACGAATACGGGCTTTTGGATTATAGGATCTTCAAAGGGTCAAGAA